GGTAAATTAGATCACCTTCTGCTGGACGACTCGAAATAATGCCATTATTCCAGACCCCTACTAGCTTATCCCATGTTCGCTTCGCAACTACAAACGTTGCTTGCTCGCGGATCTCCAGGCCAAATTTGGTGAATAGCGATCCGTCGCCATCAAATCCATCGACGTTTTCCAGGTACATCTCGACCATATAAGCGTCATCGAACTTAGACTCGATTGCCTCGTTGAGTATCATATCGCGTGACACCATATTACGCGGCAGATAGTAACAGTCTTGTCCGTAGAAGTATACGTTGCGCGCCATAGATTATCCTACAAAGAAATCGACTGGCTTCTCGTACTTTAACTCCATCTCGTCTTCAAGCTGTTTGATTTCTTCAATTGCTTCTTGGTAAATTTGCTGGCCGTTCATTGTAACTCCACCCGGAAGCTGAATACCCTCAAACTTCTTCAGGTTGATACCCCACTGACGCTTGATAAGTGCTGTGGTATACTTCTTCAGGAACATATCGTTGTAGATGTCGGTGTATGTTTCTGGATCAATTGCAGAATATGCATCGACCATCACATAGTCGCCAGCAACTGCTCGATATCCCCAGTCAAGGTCGATGTACAGACGATTCATATGGCGGTTGAACCGTACTGGAGGAACACCGTTCAGCTGCATATCCAGCATCTCCAGGAATTGGCGTGTCATCTCGTAATTGACAAGAGCACCTGCGTACTGAAGATCGTAGACATCATTCAGGTGCATCTGATAGCGAGCAGACCACATACCCGAGGAAGACACGGTATTATTCCCCAGCGGAAAAATACGAGATACGAACAGGAGCTGGTCGGGAATATCAATATATCCGTCGGTGATGTTTTGCTGTGTCAGCTGATGCTTTCGATAGTGGCGAATGATCGCATCCGAGTGATACTCACGATAAAACTGAATAGCCTCATCCACGCGGTCAGAAATCTGATCGTCGTCTACATTGATCTCAATTACTGGCTGTCCGAGTGAACGTAGGCAGTAATCGATGAGAGTTTGTCTGGAATTAGGTGAGGCCATCGAAGCGGGTTATTGCTGGTTTAGCTGAGCTACTTGCTCGGGTGTTAAAATGCTCTGTGACCAAGTACCAGAATTTTCTGTCAATTTAATGTAATGCCCCTTGAACTCAAATACACGAGAATTACCCGGCTGCTTTGCATTCTCAATTCTCTGATTAAGAATTGCAATTTCTTCTTCCTGCATTCCAAAATGTATAGTAGGCATATTAAGAAGAGGTGTTATTTTCTACTGGTGCTGGTGCAGTAACAATATTTAATGGAATTCCAGTAATTGTACTGTTGTATTTTTCTACTGACATTGGCGTAATTATCCAGTTCATTACGTTATACTCATCGCGGCGCAATGTGTAGTATGTGCCTTTATATTCAAAGGTCTTAGGCTGATCAGCAGCTTTGTGCTTCTCTATCAGCGCGCGAAATTCTTGCTGGTCTGTGGACATAGTTTATGTCGTTGGCGCTGGAACTGTCGGTGGTAGTACTACACCTGGTGGCGGATTGTTCGGATCAATCACGTTTATCATAAACTGTCCAGGTTTTGCATCTTTCGATGTGCGTGGCGTCAGATGAAAAATCTGAGATTTGTACGCAAATACTTTATTCTGATCTGGCGCTTGATGTTTTACCAAAAGATTATTAAACTCGATCTGCTCTTCAACAGAAAGATTCTTATGATTTGGCATTGATGTCGCTACAGAAATTTTTGGTTGCAGTTGCGATATTTGTCTTGCACCATTTGGAGCAACAATTGCCTTAAATTGCATGCCTTTCCAGGAAAAACGTCCATCAAATTCAAGAGATTCCGTGGCAAGACGATCAATTGCTGCAGCATCGTCAGCGGAAAATTCTTTGTGAATATCGATATTATGTAAAGTACGATGTGGACTTTCTAAATTTTTCTGCGCAATTTCTGCGGGATATAATCTCTGCAGATCTGCGCCCCACTTATTAGTTGGGCACTGAGCGCTTTCGATATGTACCTTTTTGTCCATAAAACATCCGCACTTCATGCAGCGAGTATCGCGCAAAAATTCGCACCCTTTACAAATATCCATGCGCGCCTTGGATTTTTCGGCAGACGCTAGCAAAGGTTGGCCGCGGGCAACATCAATACTCGATGTCCATGCCTGTTTTAATAGATTCCGCGCCATCTGAAATGCAGATGGAAACTGCACTGAATTTTCTGATTCAAGTGCGGACTTAATCTCCTGAAATTTCTCAGGAGTAAGCACCGAATTATTTGGAATATTTGGTTCTGGTATTGTATTCATAATCACATTATTTAAGCGCATGCGGCCCATGAGGAAGTGTAAACATTATATTCATGTTGAAAACACGTATAGCGATTTCCATTGCTGCATGTTTCACCGCACGGGCAAGTGCAGTAAGTATCACACGGCGATTGGCCGCACGGGCACGGATAATTAGGATTGCTTACCCAACTGCAGCATCCATAGCAATCACAGGTGCAGTTTTCATTATTTTCATCACAGCATCCATAGCAATCGCAGGTGCATTCATAGTTTTGTGAATTTGCGCACCAATCACACGCATTTCCGCAATCGCATCCGCCAGTACCATATCCAAATGAGCAATCGCAATTGCAGTCATAATTGCAGGCATTGCAAGTACACGATTCGCTACAATTATGACATCCCCATGATCCATTATCTTGGCAGTTATCGGTTGTGCTGCAATAATCGAAGTTGTTGCAGTGATCAAATACTACTCCAATTCCAGCGGAGTATGACGTTCCAGCAGAATTTACCATTCTGAGTCTGTATGCCATATTATTACTAACTGTTCTATAAGATTCCGGTTGTATAGTAATCCAGGATCCGGCCGTTACAGTAGCAATTGCTGTTGCGTGTTCTGACCACCCTGAGCAATTATTATATGCTGTTCTCTGTAAATAAACTGTAATACTACCAGTACCGCTTCCAATATACCAAGAAATCTCATCATCCCAATTCGCATTTTGGCAAATATATGCTGGAGATCCAGTAAGATTTGTTACTGCTGCAACTACTGCGCTGCTCTTTCCATATCCATCCGACATTCTGATTGCACCACTCGCTACGCCAAACAGTGTACGCACACTTGACTGATTCAAAGAAATTGTCGTAGTACCCGGAAGGTTAAGCTCCACATTGACTGCATTGAGCGAAATCGCGCCTGTTGATGGTAGTGCCATGGTAAATTAGATGATCTATTTATATACCAAAAGAAACAGGCTCGGAATTACCCGAGCCTGCATTAGAATTGACTAAGCTTACCCTGCTGGCGGCGGAGTGGTCGTAGGAGGAACCGCGGGCACTACAGGATCAGGTGTGGCAGGAGCCGTTGGTGACCATGGGAATGCACCCTCTGCGACTTCAGATGACGCATTGACCTTCTCGTCGATCTGACGCTGAATCTGCTCGTTCACGTGCTCCTCGTATGGGCCAGTCACAACAGACTGAATCCACCCAAGAACGGTAGCCTCTGTGAGCTGCTCGAATGCCACGAAATTATTTGGATCGACCTGAGCGGGATCAAACGGAGTCGCTCCTGAGAACACGCCGGTGTGACCATTCTCATCTGTGCCGGTCTTCTGCCAATATGTTTGAAAGACCACTCCATTGAGTGATCCGCTGTTTTTCTTCTTAAGAGAAGTGATTTTCCAGGTATATGTTAGTGCCATAGTAGTGATTATTTATTGTTCGAGAGTAGAGACTTAAGTTCCTCGATCTGTTTTTGTTGCTCCTTGATAGCCTCAATCAGGAGTGGTATAAGCTTTTCATATCGTACAGTCATATACTTATCGTCAATCGGAGCAGGCGCAATGATCTCAGGAAGAATTGCCTGAACTTCTTGGGCTGAAACACCGACCTCGCGCTTCTTTTGGTAACCAAGAGCAACTGCTGTTTCGTTGGCCTCGAAGTAGAATCCAGAGAGTGACTTGACCTTCTCGATTGGATTCTCGATTGCACCAAGCTTCGTCTTCAGGCGATCATCGGAATAGTAAGCAGTAATGTTATTCGTTGCGCGAATTTCGCCAGCGGTACCGGATCCTGCAGTACCTACACCCAATGATCCATCTAGCTGGATTCCGCCATTTAGTCGTGTACTTGATGCAGGATCGACATAGTAAGTACTGTTGCTAATGTCGATTAGCTGGCCAACATATAGATTATTTTCTACGCGGACGTGATTGTCACCTTTACCAACAGAAAAGATTTCAGTTCCGGTAAATGGAGAATTATTATAGAATCTTACACCGCCCCAACCACTATACGCCCCAATCTTGATTCCGGTGTGCCACGCAAGTGTTAATTTGGTATAATCGCCGCCGTAGGTTTCCCTACCCATATAGATCATATAATATGGGTTAGCATGCTGCCCCCAAGTGATTCCAGTACCGCCGTAATTGCTTACAACCGTAGCTGGATCATTTGTGCTGTCAGCAAGATTAATTGATCGAGCAACTTCTGTACCAGTTGCGAGTCTAAATAAGAAGTTCCCGCTGGAATCTGTATATCTGCTACTTCTTATTTCTGTAGCAGTAACTGCATTTAATATACTGGTAGAGGCCGGGTCGACATAATAATTTGTATCACCGCTATCGTAAAACCTTGGAGCGCGCATATCATCTCGGCATCGAATAGATCCTGAGATTGCAGCTAGGAATGTTCCGTTTTCCATCACCAGTGCGCCGTGAGTATTCAGATTTGCAGCCACACCACCCGCATTTGGATGCGACCAAGCGATACCATATAGAGATCCTGTGGTAGTACCATCATCGGCCAACTTATAGGAATCTCCCATTGCGAATACGCCTTGGTACCGCGCCGCGTTATATAACCCAACAACGCCTCTACCATAATTGCCGTCTATATAGAGATTTCCACCACCAACTCTTTCATAGCCTGATACGTAACTATTGCCATTGACATACAGCCCATATCCGGATGTATTGTTGGAACCATTGATTGATGTGCAGTTATTTGCAACGTTATGATATAAAATCCAGCGGCCATTACCCTGTCTGTAAATGCCTCCGTTGCCAGCGCTGTCGTGCATCCAATTAACGCCGCTATAGTCATCGTAAATACCACCATAACCTCCTCGAGAATTAATTATTCTCCATGGAGAATATGAGCCTGATTGATTTGGGGTCCAGTGAGCGCTATTTACAGAACTATAAAGGCCGGCACTGCCAACTTGTATCCAATTGTCGATATTGAGATAGCCATTAGATTGAGTACGTAAGATTATACTTGACCCGGTTTCGGCAGAGTTATATCCATCGAGCAGGTCAGCATTTAGGTTTGTGACCAGCGTGGTCGATGAAACTGTCATCGGCGCCGTGCCAGTGCTCATAGTAAGATTTAGTCTCTGAAATGACGGACGAGTATCTGTTGCAGCAGATAAAACGTCATTTTGCGGCGCACTTCCTGGAGTTACTGATTGACCGTTATTTGTATATGTTGTACTTTGTATAGTTGGAGTAACATCTGCATCGGCCTCAAAATAGTATCTACCACCGCCACGAAGCCAGATCACTTCAATACTTCCATTTGTCATTTGCGTAATACCGCCGCAAATGGTAGAATTTGTATATCCTTCGGTATATCGGTGAATTGACCGTTGAACTGCAATTGTTCCCCATCCAGAGCCGTTCGATGTCCATTCAACATGGCACGTAAATCCACTGCCATGCGTTGACCAAGAAGGAACATTTGAATTTAACGCATTGACAATTCTCATCCTTGTCGGCATTCCAGTTGCTAAAGGAATTGTGACAGGATAATAATTAGTCGTAGAGTACGTTCCGGTATTTGATAAATCAAGCGTTGCGCTGGAGCGCATCGAGTATCCGGCAACATTTAGACGATTAAGAACAGATGTGGAACCAGGATCTACGTAAAAACTCGTACTCTGTCTATCATACATTATGTTCCCATACAATGTTGGAACATAAGTATCCTGATAGATTTCACTTTGTGTGCTTGTGAATCGCGCGGAATAGCTTCCACCAGCATTCCATAGCATCAATTCATTAGATGTATTTGCTACAATATAGCCACGTAAAGTATTAACGTGGCCTCCGGTATAGAATCTAATACCCGAATTAGTAGAACCTACTGTAGAAATATCTAAATAGCTCGTGTTTGCGCCAGTTGAGGAAAGGTGCAAATAAGTTGACTGATTATAAAGGCCAGTGTTGTTACTATTATTTCTAAACCATCCATTTGTATAATCGTCCTGTGTGGTAATATTGCGCGCCTGAAAATCGCCGTTAGTATCACGGAACACGAGCGTACTGGCAGTATTTGCTGAAGTAGCATTTGATGTTACAGTAAACGTGCCGGCACCACTTTGATTTGCGGTAAACGACGCGGAACCGGAAATACCGCTTCCAGAGGTATTCAGCGTCAGCGTGCCGTTACCAATATGACCAGTATAAGAAGTATAATTAGACGAATCTAATACTGTACGCCAAGATTGCCATGTGCCGTTATTTTTACCACGAACAACAATTTGACCAGTTCTATAATCTCCATATATTTGGTGCTGCCAAGTTGAATTATATGCCTGAGAAAATAAAGCGCCATCGGTTTGCCCAAGTAATGAAATATTGCTATTAACATATGTTATTCCATTTTGCTCAAGGCTATCGGCGGCCGTTCCAGCATTGCTGCCGGTATTACGAAATGCTACGCCATCAATTTGATCAGCAGAAGTAACGTTGATCGAATATGTTCCAGAAGTAATCTTCGATGAGTAATCACCGGCCACAAGCGATGCAATTGGAACAGTGCCTGACGAAAGCCCTGCGCCAGATCCATTGAATTGCGTAGCTGTGACTGTTCCTGCGCTGAAGTTACCGGATCCATCTCTTATGACTACGGCATTTGCAGTATTTGCAGAAGTTTGTAAGCCTCTAGCAGAAGCTCCTCCAAGGCCTAGTACTACTCCATTCGGAAAATAAAATGTATCTGTATCGCTATTTCTGACGCAAATTAGTACCCAGTCGATTGGAATATCCAAATCTGAACTGTAATGTACTAGACGGAAATTTGCCGCTAGGCTGCCATTTCCGCTTCCAATCGGCAAGATATAATAAAGTGCTTGCCATCCACCCATCGGAATTCCATTGGCATTTGCCGTTTGGTTTGCTGCTCCACCAACACCAGTGATCGTGCCGGATGTGGGGCAATCGATATCCCAATATCCGCTTGTTGCGTAATTTGCACCGCGGCCACCTGAAATAATGATAAATCTTGCTGACCACTTTACTTCACCGGAAGCAGAAACACTAATTGTTCCACCGCCAGTAATGTTTCGCGCATTGTTCTTCAGTGTTTGGTCGAATGCGACTGGTATTGATAATCCTAAAGTTTGTGCGCTAGCGGAAACACCACCTTGAATTAGAATTCTGCCTGATTGACCGGTCAACGTCGCTACCTTCGCATCAGTATATGTGGTGGTGATAGAAGAACCTTGCCAAATTCCTTCTAGAACAGTTCCGTCTGACCTTAATCTGAAGGTAGATGGATCGCCAGTGTATCCAAAGTGGAATTCATCGTTCGTGTCATCAGACACGTTGAAATACATAATAGCAGTATTATTACTTTCGTAGTGTCGAATATAACCAGGATCGTTAGCTTGAGCCGGGAAAATAATATCAGAATTTGTTCCGCTCTTGTTAATCGTCAACGTTCCAGCTACAGTGACAGTTCCTCCTACGACGTTGCCTCTAAAATTAGATGCCTGAATGTCGCCTTGAGTGCCGCTAAATACTTCCGACGTATTTGTAGAATCTGGAATAAAAGTAAAGTACCCAGTACTATCATCAAATCCGAAGAATCCTGCCTTCGCTGCTGTGCCATTATGCCAGCGGAATTCAATTCCTCTATCTTTATTGTCGTCTGATGCTGGCGCAGTATCTCCACCTAAAGTAAAGATAGGATCATCGATTGTAACTGTAGTAGAATTGACTGTAGTGGTTGTTCCATTTACAGTAAGATTTCCGACTACCGTTAAATTTCCAGGAATTTCAATAGGTGTGACGCCCCACCCAAGATCTCTTCCTAAGCGCATTACGTTTGTTCCAGCTCCTCGAAATTCAAATGCTGAAGCGAGCCTATGCCCAGAGTCGTGAATTACAAACTCCCAATTGTCCGAACAATTTGCTAAAATACCACCTTGCATTGATCCTGTCCATCCGCTGGTATACTGATAATTTGTATCCGTTCTTCCCAATTCTAGTGCACCGGCCTGAATGGATGAAACATACGGAGCATTTCCTATCGACAGCTTAGATAGTACGCTTGTTGCGTTTGGATCGACATAATATGCTGTATCAGCCGAATCTTTAAATACTGGGGATCTTATTTCTCCGCTGGCAAAAGTATAGTTTGAGGAGCCATAAACTCTAAATCTTTCTGTAGAAGAATCTCCGGCACCAACAATTAAATCAGTGCCGTCATACCAATTAATATAACTATTAAATCCACTCGCGGCATCTAGATGCAAATTACCATTTGTCGTAGTAACGCTTGCATACTGAGTATTGTCAGTATAATTACTTCTACCGTTTCCACCAACCATCAGATATCTCGACCAAGTCGAGTTTGGCCCAAATACTGCACCGCCTCTGATCCGCAATGCTGTATCCGCAGTAGAATTTAAATCTAAAGAATATGTTGAATCAGCCGAATCAATAAACGATGGCGCGCGAATATCCCCTGTAGTTGCTTGTAGCCCATTTCCGGTATCTACTGTTACAGTGTATCCACTAGTTGGGCGCAGGTAAATATTAGTACCTGCCGAAAGTATCAGATTTGGAGTTGTTCCAGCAGATGTGATCGTTGCATTTGATCCTGTCAGAGTAATTCCATTACTGTTTACTCCGGCAATAGTGAGTTTATTTGTGGGAGAACCGGTTCCGATACCCACCTGAGTTCCATTGACGACCAGCGTGTTCTGATTGTACTGACCCATCACGACCTTGTCGGTATCAAATACCTCAAGAATCGGAAGACCCGATGCATCGTTGACTGACATCAGACTTCCAGTCACACTGTCTGCGATGCTGAACAACGATCCAGTGGTGCCCACGAAACTCAGCGAGTTATCAGGTAGAACCTCGAGGCGAATCTGTGAGGATGCTGTCGATGCGCCAGTGAAGTCGATCTTTGCATTGACGGTTGTGCTGCCTCTGCTAGGTGTGATTACGATGTCTGATGCCATATTGAGTAAGTTATTGCTATTTATTAAAGACCAAAACGGCCTTTCGTGGCATTAAAATTCTGAAGTACCTCGGCCGCAGTTAAATTGCGGTTATAAACTCCAAGAGTAGCAATATTGCCATTCATCATTACTCCAGATCTTAAGCCAATATATCGATTAGTACCAGAGTTAGCAAATGCGTCACCACCATTTGCAGTCTGCGTAACTGTTTGAGCTACTCCATTGATATAAAATGCATGGGTATTCAGTCCTGTGCCAGACCGGGTATAGCATACCTGTTGCCAAGTATTTGCTTGTAGAACTCCTCCAGTAGAATAAGCCACCCAAATTGAAGGATAATACACTTCCAGGCCACCGGGAGTATTCGCGCTAGTGCCAAATATCATTCCGGTGCCGCCATATCCATTACCATATATCGTCATGCGAGAATTCGGAGATGCTGTACGAATCCATGCTATGACTGTAATGTTATTTGTGACATTAACTATACTGCTATTTGTTCCTAGATCTACATAGTCATCCGATCCATCGAATGTTAAGCTTCCCCCTCCTAACGTACTATAAACTGGTCCGCCCACTAGTGTTCCGTGATTAGAGTTACCAGATAAGTCATATGCGCCGCCGCTTGTGGCAACTGTAGTTCCGCGCGTACCAGCTACGAATCGAGTTGCGTATCCCTTTGCTTCCACCTGTATATTAGCTAAGTCCCATTTGTATGTGCCAGATCCACTGCCAAACCAGTACGAAATAATATTCGCATTGACTGGAGTAAATGTATTAGTAAACCTTTGCCACACTCCTAATGCGCCAAGAGTAATATTGTATCCATAGTATACCGGCGAATTCGCGCCGTAGTTGTAAATAGTAACACCTACATTTTTTCCAACAGCATTTGGCGTAATTGCTCTTGCCCAGCATGAATGGGTATTCGGCACGCCAGGAGTTACTGTCGCATCAACGCTATACGACATTCCGTCTTTTACATCGTCATCTCGGATGTAGTGCAACCGAATACAATCTGTTTTTGCGTAAAGATCTACGTTATATCCACCCGTAATAATTTCTTTAACTAGTCCAGAATTTGGTAAATGCGGTGCTCCCCACCACATCGTAGGAAAATTTGTTGCATTAATTGAGACTTTAACATCATTTGCAAAATCATCATAAACTTTATGAGTATTCGTAGATGCACTAATGTAACCCTGAGATCCATCCTGAGATGAATTGTAATTATGGAGGCTAAAGGTAGTGGCAGATAATTTTTTGATGAGATAATTAGTGGCTGCAGTTACACCGCCGCCGCTCGTCTGTGGCTGCATTACATCATAAGATCTTAAACTATGGTTTGCAGACATCGTAACGATGTTATTGCTTACACTGGATACCGTTCCAATCGAAAAATATGTTCCACTTCCATACTGATTTGTATTGTAACTTCCCCATCCATTTCCAATTGTTGGGTACGCGTTAATTGATGGATTCGGAATAGTGTTAATGGTGGCATCGCCTCGATAACACTTCAAATTGCCGGCATCGAAGTAATACACTAAACCATTCTGTTGTATGATAGAATTAGCAATTACGCTCATAGTCCGTAGCGGCGTTTTGTAGCATTAAAGTTTTGTAATACTTCAGAAGATGTTAATCCTTTATTGTAGAACTTTACCGAATAAATCTCTACGGCAACATTAGTACACGTTGCTCCTCCACACTGATATCCAAATCTGTACGAGAAAGAACCCTGATTCATATAGCCATTCATCGTATCTGTGCTAAGAAGAGATGCATTTCTATAAGATCGAAGAGTCAATCCATCGATAGTATAGCAGATCTGAACCATATTCGTATCACCAACTGGTCCAGATATCGAATAGTATGTTCCAGGTGCATTGATTATCGTCGATGAAGTTGTAAAAATTCTTTCGCGCCAATCGTTTCTCCAGAGTGGACCCCAACCACCATTTAGATTGATTTGTCTATAGACAATATCCACTGAACGATTAATTCCATTAGTAATAGATGGCAACTCGATATACCCGGAAGATCCATCGCATGCCGCTCCACCGCCATATGTCGATACAGTAGTAATCCCAGTAGATGTTACTGTACAGTGATTGGAATTTCCAGATAGGTCATACAGCCCTCCGCCAGTGGCAACAGTCGTCCCGCGCGTATTTGCAACAAATTGAGTGGCATAAGCCTTTGCTTCTATTTGCGGCTGATAAACATCAAAAGTTTGATTTAAGTAAGCAGTATCTGATCCAGTAGCTAGACCAATAGTTAAAATACACGCGCTTGCGGTATTGGAAGATATTGTAAAATTGTAAATTAGTCTGTACCAATTGTTTGTAAGAGCTGTTTGAGTCTGGGTACTTTGAGATAAAGCAATTGTGTTACCACCTTCCGGTTGTGGTTTTGCAGCAGAAACAACAAATGACGGAGTAGCAGTATTACTGCCATTGTATCTGATATAACATGAAAAAGTATACGGTTGGCCAACACTCACCGTTGGAAAAAATGCTGATCTTGCAGTATTAACGACCTGAGATACAGTAAAACGATTGACAGTTATAGGAGAAAAATCGTAAAACTGTGCAGATGCAGAAACCGGCCCTGTTACATATGCGTATATACCATAAGACAAAGATTGAGATCCAATTAAATTAGTAGTAGCTTCTCCTTTATAGCTTTTACTATTACCGGCATCGATATACATTACCAGATTGTCTGTAACGATCCTCGGACTAGTATGATAGCTCATGTTAACCCAAAGCGTCCTCTCAGCGCATTAAAGTTCTGCAGTATTTCCGTTGTAGTCAACGCTCTATTATAAACAGAAACAGATGCAATAGATCCTGCCGCATACTCTCCAGCATTCGCAAATCCGATTCTTACTGGTGTCGATGCTGTTGGAGTAAATGCGGAAACTGTAGCAGTGCCATTTGCAACTCCGTTGACATAAAACGTCAGCGTTGTACCTGATATTGTCCAGCCCAAATAATACCATTGATCAACGGTCCAAGATGAATTAGTGCCGTTTTTCCATCCAGCAACTGAATCCCAGTATAATTGATAAGTCGTTGTTAACCTATTTCCCGGTAAGAAAAAGCTTCTTTCAGCATTGAAACTGATTAGAGTATTCTTTGAAACAACCGATGATATTTTTGCGTAAGTAAAAATACTTACTGCCTGACTAGTAGAAAATGCGCCAGCCGGAATAGTGCTTCCAAGATCGATGTAATCATCCACGCCGTCAAATGCCAAATGCCCATTGTTAGATGAATTATAAACTGGCACTCCACTGAATGTACCATTGTACCCATTTCTACTCATATCGTACCAAATACCCAGATTTGTTGAGGAATTGTATCCTGTATTACCACTGTCAGTATTCTTCCATTCGACAAGCGGATTTCGCATATAAAGAGTTCCAGAATCAGCAAGGCGTGTTCCGCATAATCCAGGATACAAAAACATAGCCTGAGTTCCTATGCCCGCAGTAGGCCCAACTGTCATTGATGCTCTTTGCCATACATCTTGTATGCTATTTGCAACATTTACTTGCCCACCCAAAGCATTTCCTCCATAGTTTTCTAATACTAATAACGCAGAATTCACGGGATAGTTTGTCGCCCCGGTCACCAAATAATCACAGGAAAAAGTCACATAAACGCCAGATGGTACCTGCACCGAGTTACCATGATAATGACAGCCATTTGATCCGAGCGCATAACTATAGACTACATCCTCGGTCTTGATCGTGTATCCACCAACTACAGTGCCCGCAGCAACTCTTTGAAAAGTACCATTTCCCTGAATAGCAAATGAAACATTTTCTGTTACTGTACCAGATCCATAGGCCAAGAATCGATTTCGCGCATGGCTTTTATTATTTCCCGCATCAAGGGAAAGCACTAGCCCATCAGTGACAGATCTAGGTGAATAATATGTAGCCATTATGCGTCAATTTCGACCTGAAGTTTCTCAACATCGATACGTTCTGCAAGCACATAGAAGAAGCAGTTGATCGCCTTCGCGAGCAGATTCTCGTTTGCGATATAAACCTTATTATCCTCGATCTTCTCGACATACAGCTTCTGGTGCGAGCCGATCGGTGTGAGCTGAACAGTGATCGACTCAGGATCAATAAGCTTTGTCCAGTAGTCAGGAAGCTCGATGACATTCGATCCCTTGAGCTTGCCTCGGACATATACGCCATTCTCAGGACCTTCGAGCGATCCGTAGCGAAGCTTCTTACCTTCCTTTGTCGGATGCTTAATTACGAAGCTCTTAGTTGTTGCTGCAAATGAACCGTTGACTTCAAGTTTGTATGATGGACCAGTTACTCCAATTCCAACATTACCGCCGGTAGTAATTGTAAAATAATTTGTTGGCCATGCAACTGGAGAAGCATTTGACGCGACATAACCAATTCCAAAATTATCATTTGTTCCCCATCCAGAAGTTACTTGACCTACGCGCCATTGGTGTGCAGCTTGCGCTGATCTGAATAAAATTGTCGGTCGATCAGTGTCGCCAGCGGTGTTAACTCTAAATTCCGCAACTGTACCGTAACTATGATTACCGCGAGTTTGAATAAAGCTTGCAGTTGGAACAAATGTTCCAGACGTTGAATCATTAATGAATCTAACTAAACCTACGTCTTGAACTGAATTACCGGAGATATCTAATTTTGCCGAAGGACTCGTTGTCCCGATACCAACGTTGCCCTGTATTATCATTCCATCGGCAGGAGCAGTAGTATTGTTAGATACATAGGTGCGCCCCACAAGAACTCCAAAGAAAGCATTAAGTCCTAAGTACTGAGTTCCATTATATCCAAGAGTTGCACCCGCCGAATTTGGAGTATAAGAACCGACCGTCAGATATTGACTTGCCGCACCGATTCTTGCTGCAATTGCATTGGCAGGTCCGACGATATCAATTCTGCCAGTACCACTAGAAGTAAGTGTTATATTCTGATTAGTGCCGCCGGCAGCAAGTGATAATCCGCTTGCGCCACCAGTGATAGTGCCGCCTGTTACTGTTAAATTGCCTGAACTGGTAATTGTACCACCGGATGATAGTGCTCCGCTAAAATATCCAGTTCCACTAACTTCTAGCTTGTAAGAAGGCGCAGTGCCGAATGCTAATCCGATACCAACATTTCCGTTTCCAAGAATGACCATCTTGAGGTCGGATGTTGCCGCACTAGTTGCGTCAACTGCAGTATTAATGAAGAAGCCAAGTTGTCCGGTATCGTATGATCCAGTACGAGTCCACCCAATCGCGCCTTTTGACCATGATGTAGTTTCGCACGCCATTCCTAGGAATGTGGTGTGGCCGCCCGTATCGGCAGCATTACCTTTAGCAACTCGAAGCGCATATGCTGTCGTAGTTGCTGGACCAATAAAGTTAGATGCACCAGCAGAAAATGATCCGCTTGCGTCACGCGCTACAATTGTACTAGCGGTGTTTGCTGACGTGCCGATTTCAGATGCTGTCCATGCGACATCCGCAGATCCATTTACTGATTTGCCAGTTGATCCGATAGTTAATGTGCGTGCTGTGGACCAACTATCGGCTGCGCCCGCGCGAATCTTATACCATGAACCAAAGGCATTAGATTCATTAAATCTAACAGAAAGATAAGGTGTCGCAGAATTGCGGTCAACTGCAAACATCGCGCCATGCGAGTTGGCTCCAGTTGCAGGATATTGAGAGCCCAAACCGATGTACCACGAATAAAATTGACCGCTTACACCGCCACCCGTACCAGGGCCATTCGTCGATCCTTGCACGTATCTATAACCAAAGCCGTAAGACGGTGTAGTAGCATCAAAGGAGGTGCGCTGGCCATGGCCTTCTCCCATGTTGTTATACAGGTTAATCGCAGAAATTCCATTCAATAAGCTGGAATCACTCGATGTAGAAGCATTTCCTGATAGCGCAGCAGTAATTGTACCCGCACTAAAGTTACCACTCGCATCACGAGCCACAACCTTAGAAACTGTGTTTGCAGAAGTTGCATCAACCGCAAACGTGACAGCGGTAGATCCATTAAATGATGATGATGTACCAGTCAGATATGATCCGGCAGTCAGTGTCGCAACAGATCCAGCAGATCCGCTGACATTTCCAGTAACGTTACCGATCAGGTTTCCACGGAAATTAGATGCCTGAATATCGCCTTGAGTTCCGCTGAATACCTCGCTTGTATTTGTTGCATCTGGAATAAAGGTAAAGTACCCAGTGCTGTCATCGAATCCGAAGAATCCAGTCTTTGCTGCAGTTCCATTGTGCCACTTGAATTCAATGCCGCGGTCCTTGTTATCATCGGATGCAGCAGCAGTTCCAGCGTCACCGCCTCCTAAAGTAACGATTGGATCCTTGATCGTAGATACTGTGGAATTAACAGTAGTTGTGGTGCCGTTAATTATCAAGTTACCGCTGACTGTAAGATTTCCAGTGACACTAGTATTTTGATTTAATGCTACACTTGTTGGAGTAAATTCTGCTAAAACGTTGGGTGAAACAGTTGCGGCTGCTGTTGTAGCGCCGCTATTGCCATACACTCTGACAGCGCCGCCGTAGCGCATCTCAACAGCGGCGTATCCTGTAGCAACAGTTGTTCCTGGAGTTGCATAACTATCGGTAGAAGCTACACCCTCAAGATTCTTTGCGATCATTACATCGCCATAGTTTGCGCGGCGAGTATTCGAGAGAATTATTGCTTGATCTAGTGTAGTGCTATTTCCTGCGTAAACCGTTGCATTAACGCTTTGCCCAAGTGTTTGCTTGCCAGATGCGGTTATAGTTAGGTTGCCAGCCACCGTCACCGCGCCCGCGAAGGTGGCGGCAGTAGCGGAGAACGTCGCCGCCTCCACGCCAGCGGCCGCAATGCGAACAATGTTTGAGCCCGTGTAAAAAAATCCGTTTCCAGCCGTGAACCCTACGCCAGTAGCAGACGCAGAACCACCGTCTGGGATAATACGAGCGCCAGAGTTAAATGTGGCGCTGCCGCTGTGCGTCGTGGCTCCGTTAAAAGTCACCGCGCCCGCGAAGGTGGCGGCTCCGGTGAGGAAGTTATATGCCGCGGCGCGAAACGTCAGATTTGTGACGGTGTTGGTCGCGTCGTTAAGCATGTCGATTGCGCCGCCTGTGTAGGAGCCAAGGCTCGCAGCATTGCGAAAATTAAAGATGCCATCGGCCACTGGGCGCACGGAAAGAATACCTACTTGTGTCGGAACCGCGCCGATGTTCACGCCGCCAGTCAAAGAATTGTTAATGATCACACCGTTACCGCTCGCGCCGTTCAGCGACAATGATCCGGCGCCTGATGTTATCGAGCTGTTTACGGTGATGCCTGCCGCGAAGGTGGCGGCTCCGGCAGTAGTAATCGTGAGCTTTTCGTTAGAGCCCACTCCGGTGGTATTTGTAATCTTGAAACTATCGCTGTCGCTATTGTCCACTCCAACGGACCAATTGGTCGCGCCGGCAGTCAGAAAGTTTACAAATGGGTCAGAGGTCGTGTCACTTCCGAGAACCGCGATGCGAAGACTTGCCGAAGTGCTATTTGAGCCGATCAGGCTGCCCACCGTGGAAGCCAAACTGTAGTCACCCGTATAATCGTAATTTGCGGCGACAAAAGACGCGGCGGCGGCGCGTGACTGAACCGAGCCCGCGAAGTACCCCGTCCCGTTCACCTGCAACTTCTGCCCGCCGTCGATGACACCGCCGATGAGGACGTTGCCGCTCGATCCATCGATTCGCATGGATTCCGCATATGACGCAGAACCAGTAGTACGGCCAAAAATCAGATGTGCCAGATACGATGTTCCATGTGCTGCGCCTCCGATATAAGAGAATCCATTTACGCCGCCGTTTCCAACACCAAATACGATTTGCGAATAGCGATTTGTATTATTGAATGGACCGATCGCAATAGTATAACCGTCCGGCGCTCGAGTAGCTCCAGTAGCAGCATATGATGTAGCATCTGTACCATATGCCACTCCCATACCGTACTGTGGTAATTGAGCAGAAGTAAATCCTGGAAATACACCGGTTGAGGCTCTTCCTGCAAATAGAGAATGCTGCGAGCTATTTACTGTGAGCGCAAGTGTTCCAGAAGAACCAGTACGCACCTCGAGTGAATTACCATTGATCGTCGGCCCTACACCTGCCTGGTTGTAAATTCTGGCTGTGCTATTTGCATATGCAGATACGCCAGATCCGCTCAGTGTTATAACATCTCCGCTTAGCGTGAGTGATGAGAATGTCGGTGTTGCTCCAGTATGGATATTCTGCGGCAGTGACAGCGTTACCGCACCAGTGCTAGCAGATGCTGTGATCTGATTTGCAGTGCCAGTAATCGAGCTTACACCATAAGTACCGATATTATTCGAGGTAACCTTAATTGCAGAAACTCGAGATGTATAAACAGTATCAAATGCAGTGACAGCAGTAATTGCCCAGCTTGATGCCCAGTCAGCAGTAGTTCCACCAAATCCGGCCTGAAAATCAGAAACAAATACCTGCGGATAAGACCATGTAGAATTTGTCTCACCGATCCAAATACAGTTAGAAGTGCCATCGTCACCGAAGCGCACAGTATAAACTGTTGCGTTTGAGTCGGATTCCTGCTCGGCAAATACATTTAGCCATGCATTTGTGGCATGATTATAGTTATATCCACCGACATTAAACTTTAACGATTGACCAGTGCTGTACTGGTAGATGTTGATCGTCATCCGCAGCATTGAATCCGACTTATAGCGTGCAGTCGGCAGCTTGATCTTAAATGCTCCAGTAATAGTAGAAGTAGTCGTAGCATATGCTGCACCACCTGGCATACTAACACGGATTCCCGCGTCCATATTTGCGATACCGGAGTATGCAATTAAACGCTTTGAGCTATCTACGCGAAGTGCCCAGTTTCCAGCAGAATCTAGGAAACCTTGACCAGTACCATCGCCATAGAAGTGGCCGCGCCAAGTAACGTTTTTACCGCCGGAATATAAACGCAGGCCGGACCACGTTTGCCCAGAAGCACTTGAGATATCCCAGTTATTTCCGATGGTCGACAGATATAAACCCGTGGCATTATTATACATGCCAAATCCAGATCCATCGACGTAGTACCAGTCAGTTGTTCTAATTGCACCAGTAACATCCAGCTTATTGCTTGGTGATGTATTTCCGATACCAACGTTGCCGCTCGAGTTGATCGTAAATCTTCCGCCTACAACTCCAGGCGCGTCGAACGCTACAACACCAGGAGCTACATTTAGAACTGTACTTGACCCGTTATCAATTGATCCGCCGATGCGAACGTATCCTGATCCAAAGTGTGCAACTTTATTGCCGGCGCCAGCATCTTTTACTTCAAGTGGAACTACAGGAGCAGAAACGCCAATACCAACGTTACCTGTTCCAAGCATTGTAATTACATCTCTAACCTGAGTTCCCGATGCGTAATATCCTACAGCAAGAGTAGATACACCATAATTTCCAGTATTAACCCACCCGGTTTTAATATACGTCTTGCCATCGCCAGTACCATTAGTTTTTGTATCTACGATAAAGGCAGTTGTAGCAGCACGATCTGCGCCTTCATCCGCGTGGGCACCGGCAACATGAAGTTTGGCGCCTGGACTAGTTACGCCAATACCAACATTACCGCCGCTGGTGATTCGCATTTGTTCTGTCGAGCTGTATATAAATCTAAGATATCCACCAGCGCCATCCCAAGTAATTGCAGGGCTATCAGTAAATGCCTGAAGAGATAAACTTGAGGAATTCGCGCCAGTTCTCGTGACAGAAATACTATTATTAGCAACTGAATTTCCAGCTAAAATATTTCCATTTACTTCTAGTTTTTGACCAGGCGCCGTTGTCCCAATACCCACATTACCGGATGAACGGAAAATGACGTTTGTAGTATTTCCGTTTAGAAATTCTAGTGCGCCGACATCAGAAACATTATAGTTCGAACCAATTGCCGCGCCATTAACTGCAGTGCTATTCTGCCAACGGATCGTTCCATTTGCACCGCCATCAGATGTTCTGAGAATGAGTGCAGTAGCGCCGGTAGCAGCAGTAAAATTGACTTCTAATCTACCTCCAGGTGAAGTTGTTCCGATACCAGTATTTCCGCTCGCTGCTGTTACAAAAAGCGAAGTTGCCGCGCCTCCTCCTCCAAGTCCAACATAGCTTCCAGATGCCCAGACATATCCGGCAGTTGCGCCGTTGTTTTGAAACACGATTTCCTTACTTCCGCTCGTTGTACTATCAAGATAGATCTGAGTTGCTCCTGAATTTCTGGCCTCGAGGCGAGTTCCGGTGATCACTCCTGCGCTGAAGTTACCGCTTGCATCACGAGCAACTACTTTGCTCGCTGTATTAGCCGATGTAGCATCGACTGCCAGAGTGAGTGCAGCACCTTCAGATCCACCGTTTCCGCCGGTGATATACGATCCGTTGGTGATCGATGCAACGTAGTTTCCGGTTGTATCAGTGCCCAGAGCAATTGAATCTGCAGCAATCGTAGTGGCCACAGTGATCGTGCCATTGCCCAGATCTGTCAGAGTCGCATTTGCTGTACCAGTAACATCGCCCGTCAGAGTGACTGTGACAACCGGATCTGGCTTATTAAGCACATCTGCCCACTCGATATTTGCATCGAGAGTGCCTTTCGTTCCGGCGAATACTTCGCTATTGTTAGTAGCATCTGGAATGAATACAAACTTGCCTGTACTGTCATCGTATCCGAAGAATCCTACCTTGGCTAGCGATCCGGTGTGCCAGCGGAACTCAATGCCGCGGTCTTTGTTATCATCTGATGTCGGCGCAGTATCTCCGCCCAGGGTAAAGATTGGATCATCTAGAGTTGTGGTTGTCGAGTTGATCGTCGTTGTCGAGCCATTGACAATGAGGTTACCGCTGACAGTGAGTCCTACTGCAGTAACGTTACCGGATGAGTCGATGACCTCGATCGGCGTCGATCCTACTGAGCCAACTGAGAATCCGCCCTCGGAAAGAAATGATTTGATTGCCATTGGTAGTTAAAGTCCGGTTTTACCTATTTATTAAACCTTGATCAGCTGCATAGAGACCTTAAAGACGGTGCTGTTTGCAGAAAGTGGAGTACAGAGTAGACGCACGGTGCTTGCACTAATATCCACATCGAATGTCGCAACAGCACCGCCGACATTGATTGCTGTGTACTCTGTATGAGCAACTGTAGATCCATTATGAATCGCCATAATTTCTTGCGATTGATACTTGCCTGCAGTTGCATCGACTGCCTGAATGATGAACTTGAAGGTGCGGAATGATGTTGTAGAAACTGCAGTAATGACCTGATTTGCTGTTGTCGCTGTTGTTGTCAGCGTCGAATATGCCAGAACATGATCTGTGCCCCAGCCGATATTGCCGTTGACATCAAGTTTCTGTCCAGGCGATGTAGTACCGATGCCAACATTTCCGCTTGTATCAAGTGTTACTCTTGCAGTATTATTAGTAACCAGCCTCAGAACATGGTTACTTTCTGTTCCAATCGCACCGGCTGTATCGCCTACAGATTGGGATTGAACTTTGGTGATGATTGAACCATCTACAGCACGGAAATTAGGATTTCCACCAGAATTCGTGGCAGCAACCGCGCCCGCCACATCCAGTTTCTGAGAAGGATTTGTGATACCAATACCAATATTGCTAGAGGATTCAGTAATAACAGAATCAGCTAAAGCAGTTGTAGAAGACCATTTCGGCAGTTTACCGGCGGTGCCAGAGCCAGTGATTCCTGCACCGGTAGAACTCCATGCAGTGCCAGTAGCAGTTGATGTTAGTACCTGGCCATTGGTGCCGGCAGAATTGGCTGAATCATATAGCGCGCCAGTGATTCGAGCATCGCCAGAAACATGAAGCTTATACTGCGGGCTTGCCGTGCCCACGCCGACTCGATTATTCGTGGCATCTACAAATAGAGTATCTGTATCTACAGTTAGGTTGCCGCCAAACGTTGCGCCGCCATCTGCAAAAATACTACCAGTGCCGCCCCAGCCAGCTGTTAATCTAATATCTGTAGAATCAAACCATGCGCCATATCCTGCAAAATCAAACCATAGTCCAGGCATCGATCCGGGCAATCCAGCAATCGGACCTGTAGAACTAATTGGAACAGTTATTCCGGAAGATCCTATAATTATACTAGCAACTGTTGCGCTGGTGCCAACCAAATTACCATTGAAGGTAGTTGCTCCAACACTGCCATTAACATTTAATGATGCAAACGTAGGATCGTTTGTTGTGCCAAGATTCTGATTAATTGTATATGCAGTGATGTTCGAGGCTGTGCCATCGATATTCACTCCAGTCAGAGATTGAGATGCAGATGCTCGATTCAGCGCAATAGATGTCGTGCCGACATATAGCGCAGATGATCCTAGTACTGCAGACGGAATTGTTCCTGTTAGGTTACCTGCAGTCAGCGATGAGGCCGATGTCAGATTTCCGGATGCTGTACCTGTCAGATTAGCGGTGATCGTGCCGGCACTAAAGTTACCAGATGCATCACGAGCAACAACCTTACTTGCTGTATTTGCGGATGTCGCATCGACTGCAGCAGTGATTGCTGCAGATCCGTTATAGCTTACACCAGTCAGATATGATCCTAGTGTCAGAGCATTAGCCACTGATCCTGCAGATCCAGTAATACTTCCAGATGGAATAACATAGTCAGTACCCGCTGACGCAATAGCAAGAGTGTTTGCTCCAGTACGCTTAATGATACCCGTGGCAGACAGACCCGTGATTGTATCCTGAGTAATACTTCCACCGAGTGCAGTAGATGTACCAGCAATCGTAATTGAGCTATTAAGAAGCTTGTTATTTGCAATACTTCCTGCCAGCATTGTATTTGTGACGGTGCCGGTATCTGTTGTATAGACGCCGTTCGTGACAGTTCCGGCATTTCCACTGATACTGACGCCGGTCAATGTCTGGGTGGCAGATGCTCGATTCAGCGCAATTGCTGTAGTACCGACATATAGAGTATCGTTGGTGCGCGCTACTGTGTTATCAACCGTGATTGTGACAGCAGCAGATCCGTTAAAGCTTGTGCCGGTAAGTCCTGCTCCAATTGTCAGAGCATTCGTGGTATTGGAAGTAATGGTGATATTCGATCCACCATTGAATGTCACTCCATTGATTGTCGGTGTACCTGCCAGTGTGCTTGCAGTTGTGGCATTGCCCACGAGAGCGCCCCGGAAGTTAGCAGCCTGAATATCTGCTAGAGCAAATGATCCATGGCTGGTATCGATATAGATATCGGCATCCGGCTCAGGAGTATAGTTCTTGAATGGCTTAAAGTAACCATCTGTTGCATCGCGGAAAAATCCGGCATGCCGATATGTTCCATCGTTATATCCAGCGGCAAATCCTAGGTCGGGATTTGCATTTGTCGTACCTCTTGCAGTACCACCAGAGATATATGTACCAGTTGCTGATCCTGCAACTGTAAAGGAATTCGATGTTACTCCGGTGATTGTCTGGTTTGTGATATTATACTGAGAAGGATTGACTCCCGTCACAGTTACAGACATATTTGTGCTGTAATTGTGTGCCTCAAGAGTGGTATAGGTTATAACTGTGCCCGATCCAGAAACATTTGTGATTGTGGTCTGAATGCCGTTATTCAGCAGGATCAAGTTATCTGAGATCGCCAGATTCTGGGCATTGACAGTTGTTGTGGTGCCAGTAATTGTTAGGTTACCACCCACAATAACATTTCCTGTTGTTTGCAGAGTCGTGAACTTGCCGGTGCTTGCTGTTGTTGCACCGATCGGAGTTCCATCGATTGCTCCACCAGTAATTGCAACTGAGTTTGCATTTTGCGTTGCTATTGTGCCCAGACCTAACTTCGTGCGAGCATTTGCCGGAGTTGTATTCTTCCAGACTAATGTCGGAGCATCATAGAACAGAGAGTCATTATTTGCCAGATTTGAGATCTGAATATCATGAAGCTCATCGATCTGTAGTCCATTCTGAATCTTGACGAATAACTGACCATTTCCATTATTCGCACGAGCGATCACGCCTACAAAGATAGTATGGTATGGTGCAATCGGTAAAGTAGCAGTGATTGTTCCTGGAGTGGTACCCAAATATACAGTATCTCCGGGATTGAACGCGCCCAGGCTTAGTCCATCGACAACGCCATGAGAAACCACAAATCCGACGGTACCCGGTGCAATATTTTCTGAGGCTACACCTAGGGTCTTGGATGATGTCGCCTCGGTGGCATTTGATGCTTTTTTGACAGAGGCTCTATCGCCTTGTGCCGAAAAAATATACACTACCTCGCCTTTAGCAATAGTAGTGGTATCGGCATTAAAAACATAGTTTGTAAGATGCTGACCAATATGATTAATCGAGTTTCCACCTACCAATCCAAAACTTAGTGTGCCATCAGATGTGTTCCAGTATAGCTTTCCGACAGCATTTGCCTCTGTTGCTGTGACATCGAACGTCAGAGAGTCAATTCCACTTATATCGCCAGTGACTGTTGCATTTCCATTGACTGTCAGACCACCGACAGTAATTGCATTCGTTGTCGTTGCTCCTCGAGTTGTGACTGTAGCCAGAGTATCCGATTCTGCCTGCAGGTATCGAGCATCCAGATCTGTTGTAGCTACAGTTGCAGTCTGAACATGGCCATAGGTATCAAAAGTGAATGCGATGTCTTGCAGCACCACGCCAGCAGAATTATCCGAGGAAAGATTAGTGACCGACGAGGTATCACTGTGAGCAATTGTCAGGGTATCAGTGGTGGCATTCGTGGTGAGAGTCACTCCAGTGCCCGCAGCAATTGTCAGTGTGCCAGTTGCGGTATCAGCAACAAGTGTGCTTTGACCAGTGACTGCGACGTTTGCAAAGCCAATTGACTCAGGCGGGTTCAGCCGTGCAATTGCATTAGCGGAAGTCTTGTAATACAGCGCGCCGTCAGCATAATTGAGCGCAAGTTCACCGTAGTCTAGGTCGCTAGTGGTAGGAACACGAGCTGCAACCGAGGATTTCTTAATAAGAATGTTATTGGGCATAGCGAGTAAAAACTCCGAGTTATAAAACGAAAATAGATGGACCGAGTAAAAACTCAGACCATCTATTTATAACTTCGATTAAAATCTATTAGAACGTTCCGCCGTCAATTGTGGCAGATGCGATAGGCGTACCGGTTGCGTCAAATTGCACCAGCTGATATTGCGATCCGGTCAGGAAGTTTGTGGCAGTTCCTCCGGAATTTGAGATGAATACTGCTTTTCCGGTATAAGCTGAAACACCAGTACCGCCGGATGAAACACCCAGAGCAGTTGTCAGTGTGACAGTACCAGTGACACCGAACGTGCCAGTGACAGATGCATCCGCATCGATCTGAACAGTGTTATTAGCAGCATCGATGACAAGAGTACCGCTAGTCGTGGTGATCTTATTGTCAGTTGCTACGCCAACAGTAACATTTCCGAGAGTACCGCCAGTGCCGTAGATCTCACCGAATTGAGCATCAGACCAAGGAGTGCTAAAGTTCTCAGGATTTGTAGCAGTCGCGCCAGTCGCCTTGAATACAAAGCGGCCGGTCTGTATATCCATACCGAAGAATCCGGTCTGAATCTGAGAGCCATCACCGTAATTGAACTTGACACCGCGATCATTTGAGTCGCCCGCAGCCAGAGAATCCTGCGCAAGCATAATGACAGGATCTGTCAGAGTAGTGACAGTTGAATTGACAGTCGAGGTATTGCCATTGACTGTCAGTGTGCCAGAAACAATCAGGTTATTACGAACCGTAGTATTTCCCGATGTTGCACCCAGAGCAAGATCTGTTGCAGCGCCAAACGCCTGAACCGTAGTTGCAGTGGTATTAAATACCGCAAGCGTCAGACTGTCGGTGACAACCGATGTGGTAAATGTTGGGCTGGTACCAAATACCAGTAAACCAGTGCCGGTCTCATCGCTAATGACAGATGCAAGCTGAGCAGATGTCGTCGCGCTAAAGTAATTCAGCGTGTCGGTGCTCCGAGCAACGGTTGCATCTACGTCCAGCGTGACAGTATTGTTAGTGACAGCGGATGTGATTCCGGCTCCACCGACAAATGTCAGAGTGTCAGTTAGTAGAGCAACTGAGTCGGTACCTGTATCGCCAGCAATTGAAAGCGATGTAGCCAGAGAGGCAGTTGATGCAGCAGTGACGCGACCTTTGCTGTCAATTGTCAGAACCGGAATTGCAGTGGCCGATCCATATGTCTGAGCAGTGACTCCTGTATTGGCCAGAGTGACAACGCCAGTCTTCGAGATCGTCAGATCACCAGAAAGTGACTGATTGAGCCATTGCTGTGCGGTACTGTCATAGATCAGTACCTGAGCATTTAGAACGCTCGAAACGATAACATCTGCGAGTGAATTCAGCGTCTGCGCTGCAGCAACAGAATCAGTATAATTTTTAACTGCCAGAGCAGTTGGCAGCTCGCTATTAGTAGCACCTCCGCCGATCGATGTGACAACAGATGTAAGCTCTTGGCCAGATCCGTTCGATGTCGTGAGCTTGATTCCTCCGGTGATCAGATGATCGACCCACTTGTACTGGTCAACAATGATCGTGGATGAGGCCGTCAGAACGCCCGGCGTCTGCGCCATCATGTCGGTGTAGTACTTACCACCGATGATGATCGGATCTACTGTAGCCCCACTAGTCTTACCGATGAAAAGGCGATTTGATGCGAATGAGTATGCTTGCTCCGAATGTGCCAATGCATCTGGCGCTGGCTGATTCGTGATATCGCTATACTTTGTTTTGATGATTGTGCCGGGCATGATAGTAAGGTAGATGCTCTAGGTTAGAAACTGCCGCCAACGATCTTCGTGTTCGAGTTATTGAGCTCGGTATTGGCTACAAATTTTTGAAGTGTTCCGCTGTAAATTAAAAGCGCGCCATCACCGACAGCAGATAGGTCGACATCAGCCAGATCTCCCATTGACTTAGGAGCGCCGATTGCAACTGTACGTGCCTGAACATTCTGTAAACCACGTACTGTGGACTTGATTGCTGGCGATGGAAGAACTGATCCTACGATATTGCTCATGGCTGAGTAATACGAGGATTGACCTCGATTTGTCCCTCGACGACACGAGTAACTTTACTTGTAGAGGTCTGTACCACCTCAATGTCATACAAATAACGACCGGCCTTCATTGCGCCGGTTTGTGCTGCTGTCAGTGTGAGCTGAATTGTGCCTTGTGTAGGTGAATTGATTGCTGTCGAGAAATTAACAGCAGTAGTAGAGGTATACGACTTGCGAATCTGGCCGCGAGCAGTATATCCTGTTAGGTTAAATGCGATACCATCAGAACCCTCTACAGTCACAGTTGAGGTAAAATCTGATCCCTGGTCAATCGAGATGTTCGCGTAGACAGCCATAAGTCAGTGTATTTATAACTTACTTATTTGCCTTGAGCGACTCGATCTCGGCTTTCAGATCTTTGATTGCCTCAATCAGCAGAGGAACGAGCAGCTCGTAACGAACAGCTTTCATACCATCGGAGCGTTCACCCACGACATTCGGGAAGACCTTTTCGACCTGCTGAGCGATGACACCTGAGTTCTGGTCGCGCAGGAAGTAACCATCAACGCCGCCATGATCCTTCTTGTACTCGTCATTCCAGTCATAGATGATACCATCGATCTGAGAGACCTTTTCCAGAGCATTATCGATCTTAACGATATTGGTCTTGAGGCGCTCGTCCGATGTGGCGTAGGCTGTGATGTTGCCAGCAGCGCGAATTTCACCAGATGTTGGCGTTCCAAATGCAGGATTTGGGCTACCGATATCAAGTGCGCCGAATGCGACGTTTGCAGTCGTATTGATGCTTTGAGGAAGCGATAAAGTTACTCCGCCGGTAGAAGCTGATGCAGTGACCTGATTCGATGTGCCAGTGATCGAAGTGACGCCGGAGTTTGTGATAGTTACTGCACCGGTGCCGGCAGATACAGTAATACCGGTACCCTGTGTAACTGAAGTGACACCGGAGTTTGTGATGGTAACATTATTACTGCTACGAGTTACAGTGATCGCTGATCCACCCAGTAAATTTACTGAAGTGCCGCCACCTCCAGTAGTTCCAGAGGCAACGTTTTTCGTTGCATAATTTACTACAATTTCTGCGCCACCAGTAATTGCTCCTGCAGAAATTGTAGCACTGGTTGCAATATCGGTTGGAAGAGATGGAGTCCCATATAAATCTGCATATGATATCGATGATACTGTGGTAAACGCAGAAGTACCAGATGCCTTTAAATATCCTGCTGCAAATGTTGTTGCTCCAGTACCACCATTTGCGACTCCCACTGTTCCTGACAGGTATGCTGTTGTATCTAATGACCAGGTATCAGCTGCAGTCTTTCTAAGTAATCCGCTCGTTCCACTTAATCCAGCAATTGCTGTCAGGTCGGCGTCCTTTGGCTGATACGCCGCGCTAGCCCCAGCTGGTGTGAGGTAATCAGTGTCAGCAACAGCTGCAGAATATGTTCCGCCGCCGTTGCATTTCACAATTCCATTTACTACATTGATAGCAGAGGTGGTGAGATATGCTACAGAAGCTCTCGTTTGAGTCACACTATCACTTCCGCCGTCAGCTTGTAGAAGTTGTGAAGAACTTCCGCCGGACTTAATCAACGATGTAGCAGTAACACTTCCAGAGAAAACAGATGCTCCAGTATGAGCACTGTAAATTGCATAATTATTTGTAGTACCCTGTGTGGAGTTATCGATATAAAGTCCAACTGTTTCAGTAATTGCTGTGGTGCCGGTCTTTAGAACACCTCCGATGCGTATTCCTTTATAAGTTATTTGGGTGCTAGTAGTTTCTCCCCAGAAGGCAGTATCAACCGTAGGTTGAACTTGAATTCCTTCAACTCCAGTATTACTTGTGTTACTTAACCTAAATGTTGGCCTTGCCCAAATTGATCTTGGTGGAACAGCCAATGAACTTGGATCGAGAGTAAGATTGATATGTAATGGAACACTAGATAGTCCAGAAGTACCAATTCCAACATTAGCACTGAATACTTTAGTCCCGCCAATCGTTTGAACTCCAGAAGTTTTGACGTAATTGCTATCGCTTTCTGTTGATCCGTCGCCCTTCAGAATATCAGTCGAGAACGCACCAGATTTAACGAATGATCCAGCTGTAATGCTAGTCGTCGTTGTGTTTCCGACATTGCAGACAGTCTGCAGATTTGGATTGGATGTCAGGTACGCAACATTCGATGCAGCAGTAACGATGCCCTTTGTATTTACAGTAACGTTATTATATACTCCGGCAGTCAAACCAGACTGAGTCAGCATTTCAATTACTAAAGCATTGGGGCCTGTTAGACTTCCTGTTAGTGGACTGAGAATAGAAACATTGACACCACCATTTAGACTTCCAACAGATTGAAATGTACCACCAATAATATTACCAAGATTAATCGACGAAACGCCGGTTGAAGCTGTCAGATATGTGTTGCTATCAAGTGATCCGTCAGCCTTTAGGAATTGGGTTGCTGCACCACCGGTAGAAAAACTTCCTGCACGAATTGCTCCCAAACTAGCGCCAGAAACAGGCGCAAATACTTCGTTTGTATTTGTAGCATCTGCGATAAATGTGAATGAACTTGTGCTGCGATCCCATCCAAAGAATCCAGTCTTTGCAATAGTGCCGTTGTGCCAGCGGAATTCAATACCGCGATCCTTTGCATCATCGCTTGTAGCATTACCGCCATTATCGGCGCCGCCCAGAGTGACGATTGGATCTTTTAGGTTTGCTGTTGTAGTATTAACGGAAGTTGTGGTACCATTGACAGTAACGTTACCGTTGACAGTTAAACCACCGACGGTAATTGCATTCGCAGTTGTCGCGCCAGCTGTTGTGACCTTGTCGAGCGTATAGCGAGCATCATAACGTGCATCTAGATCTACGCTAGCAATTGCAGTAATATGACCGTAAGTATCAAGTGTGATATCCTGAATTACTGTTCCATTTGCGTTATCAACCGATGCTTGCCCGGACGTATTAGCATGAGCAATTGTCAGAGTGTCAGTTGTAGCATCAGTTGTAATTACGATACCTGTCGTAGAATCAACCTGGCCGGCTTGTACGGTCAGAGTATCATTGTTGGTATCTGCGACAATTGTAGTCTGTCCAGGAACAGCAACGTTCTTAAAGATAAATTGGCTAGATCCTGGATCAGAATTTGTGAGCGTTACTGTAGAATTGCCGCTTTGATTTACGGTAAATGATCCGCCGCCAGACATTCCGGTGCCAGCAGATACAGTAATTGTTCCATTATTCGCAGCAGCATTACCTGTTAAAGTAACTGTCTTTGTGGTATTGTCTGTAGTAATTGTAATGTTACTACCAACTAGATTTAGTGTAGCAGTGTTTGATGCAGCACTAACTGTTGTTTGACCAGTAACAGCAATATTCTTAAAGATAGCCTGATCTGATCCTTTATCAGAATTTGTGATCGTGATTGCTCCGGTATATGGGCCCACACCCGTACCAGAAATCGAAATACCAGTGCCGGATGCTGCCGAAGTAACACCGGTATTTGTGATAGTTACTGTGCCGCTTGCTTGTGTTACAGAAATTGCAGTACCACCAGCAATCGTTACTGCGCCAGTTTGCGAATTGACGCTCAGCACTCCTGCATTAGTCAGAGTAACAGATCCACCAAGTGACACTGATCCACCACCGCCTAGACCAGTTCCTGCAGATACAGTAAGCGAGCTACTTACTAACTTGTTAGTGGCAATTGATCCAGCCAACATCGCATTTGTAACTGTACCAGAATCTCCAGTTGTTACAACAGTACCAGTAATTGCAGGAAGAGTAATAGTGGTTGTGCCTGCGACAGCAACAGGTTGCAGGACAACAGATCCGCTGGTTGATCCGTAAATTGTTATAGAGTTACCATGCCCAAACAGAACATTGTCGCCGTGAGTTGCGTCATCATTTGTGACGACTGCTGTCAGACCGTCCTTGGTACGGATCTTGAATGCGGTACCATCACCGGGTGAAGCAGCTGTAGTACCATCTGTAATCGATCCGAAATAAGTCTTTCCTGTAACCTGAGTGCTCCATGCAACGGTACCACTGATTGTTGGGAGGTATGTTGTACCAGCAACAGTAAGGTCACCATTGATAGTGACGTTACCAGTCGAATCAATGCTAAAGCGTGTTGATTGAGTTGGATTGTATGGGAAATCTGCGCCCGCACCTGCGCTGCTATTGCTGACCGAAAATACAGTTGCTTTATTAGTATTTGTAAGAGCTGTAGCTGCTACAAGAGGACGCGAAGCATTTACTGTAGATGTGCCAGCTGCAGTCAGAATCAGATTACCAGATGATGTGGTAATCGTGTTGTCTGTCGATACACCAACTGTGATATTGCCCAGCGTTGCTCCGCCGAATGTTGGTTCAGCGGCTGTATGAATATTCTGCGGCAGCGAAAGTGTTACCGCACCCACACTTGCAGATGCAGTAATCTGATTTGCAGTTCCAGCAATTGAACTTACGCCGCTTGCAGCAGTCAGATAAGTCGCAGTAGTAACTGCAGTAATGTGTCCAAATTGATCAGTGGTGATCGACGAAATACCATTTGTTCCAAGTGTTGCAGCAGTTGCGCCAGATGGAACAGCGTGTGCAATTGAGTAAGATGCCGCGCCAGATTGATTTGCAGAGAATGATGCTGAAGCAGAAACAATACCAACACCGGTTGATAACGTCAGAGTGCCATTTCCGATATCACTCGTGAGCGCCATCGTACCAGTTGCTGCTGGCATCGTGATTGTTGTGGTACCTGCAGCAGCTGCTGCCTTAAAGTTAGTTGTACCTGATGTGCTACCCGAGAAATTAGCGCCACCGCCGCCAATTGTTGGAGTGGTGAGTGATGGGCTGCTATTAAATACCACAACACCCGTGCCCGTTTCATCCGTCAATCTGCCTGCAAGATCGGCAGAACTAAACGTGGAAAGTGCAGTGATGTTATTCGAGGTATAAACTACAGTTCCGCCGGCGCCAAATGCAACTGATGATCCATCTGTACCAGTAAATGTGAGTGTATTGCTGGCAGTAAGTGTCTTGCCATTTGCAATTGTTAGTGTGGCAGATGTCGCCGGCGCGGTAATTGCTACCTTATTGATTGACGTAGCAGTAGCAATGCCAAGAACTGGTGTGACGAATGTCTTATTGGAAATTGTCTGAGTAGCATTAATTGCTACAAAGTCGTCATCTGTTAGAGCAGTATTAAATTCTGCGAGTGTTCCTGTTAGCGTATTTGTAGTTAAGCTAACTGACTTATTACTGAGTGTTTGAATAGCAGCTACACCAACGAAATCTTCACCAGTAAGCGCAGCATTGAATTCTGCGAACGTGCCAGTCAGAGTGTTGCTTGCAAGATTGACGGTTTTATTCGTCAGCGTTTCTATACCAGCAAGTGTAGCAACAGTACCACTGCCTGGTAAAGTCAACGTCGATCCACCAGCAGGTGCAGTGACAACAACGTTTCCTGTATTGATCGTCAGTGTTCGACCGCCATTATTTACGCCAGTGCCGCCGTACGTTGAAGAAATAACACCACCTTGCCAGATCGATCCTGTAGAAAGTGTTTTATTCGTCAGCGTTTGAACAGCGGCAAGTGCTGCAAAGTCGTCATCTGTTAAAGCAGTATTGAACTGAGCTAACGTACCCGTGATCGTGTTAGATCCCAGTGCAATCGATTTGTTCGTCAGCGTTTGAACAGCGGCAAGGGCAGCAAAATCGTCATCGCTGAGCGCTGCGTTGAACTGGGTAAGTGTTCCTGTCAGCGTATTGCTCGTGAGATTGATAGTCTTGCTAGTCAGTGTTTCAGTACCAGCAAGGGTAGCAACTGTGCCTGTTGATGGTAAAGTAAGCGATGACCCACCTGATGCTGTCGTCAGCGTCAGATTTCCTGTGGCAATTGTCAGAGTACGGCCTGCATTATTGACGCCAGTACCGCCGTATGTCGATGACACAATGCTGCCTTGCCATGTGCCTGTTCCAATCGTGCCTACAGTTGTAAGCGAAGAATTGACAACTCCGGATCCTAGCGTGGTAGAATTTAGTACAGATGTGCCGGCAATTGTTAATTCTTTGGTAGCAGCAAGATTTACGCTTTCTGAAAATGTCTTTGCGCCGTTGAACGTGATAGCACTATTCTTGATCTCATTTGCAACTGCGACAAGATTTGTCGCGCTGAATCCACTGAGAGATGCAATTGTGCCTACTTCTGCCTGAAGCTCATTGATACCGGCAACTGCACTAGCAGAATAAGTATTGAGCTCTCGTACTGTGGTACCATTCGTGATGTTTTCACCAATATCAGATACAGTATCGAGAGAGATGTTCGAGATTGTCTTGCTTGTCCCGCTAATCGTATTGCCTACAGAAAACGCGCCAGTAATATCATATACTACAGCAGAATTATCGCCTGAATCATACGAGAGTATTTTTGCAGTAGCACCAGACTGTGTGCTAGTAATTGTAGAACCGGCAGTAATAGTTCCAGCTCCATCAAAATAAATTCTGCTCTTGATGATGTCTGCGCCGACGAATGTTCCGCTTACTGGAGTGACAACCAGATTGACACCATTTACCGCAGTAACTGTGGCAGTCGCTCCCGTTACTGATCCTGTCAGTGTATTCCCTACCGAATAGGCAGCAGCACCCTTGTGCGTCAGAGTGCGATAACTGATGCGCGAGTCAATTGATGCTACCTCACCCAGGTTTTTGGCGACGGTGTTGGCCTTTTGACGCCATGCTTCAAATGTGTCAGTACGTAGAACTTGTGTGGACATGGATAGGTAGTAAGCTTATTGCTTCTGCTGTGAAGAGATCAAAGTTTTGACGAGTTGCTTGAGCTCGGTGATTTCGCACTTTAAGCTTTCAATCTCTGCCTGCTTTTGCTTCTTAGAATTCTTGATTGCAACGCGGCGATGATAAGCGCTTCGGTCTTTAGACACGATTGCCTTGGAATACATATCGCGTTCCAGAGACGGGTTGTCTTCGACCAGTGCTTTTTCTCGTGTTTCAAGCATCGGTCTATTTATTAACTTACCGCGACCGCTCTGAATTCCTTGCATGAAGGTACTCGAGAAGAATTATTGGAAGTAAATACAATCTTGATAGCAAATGCGGTAAATTGAACATCACCATCTACTGCGCCACTAGTAGCAAAATTCGCTGCCTTAAAGTCGGTAATATCGATGGTATATGACACCTCGGAGTATTTGTCAGGATTATCCGAGTAAGGAATTCCGTCTGCAGAATCATTGGTTGCTAGATTCCATCCGTAGTCGGTATCAAAGTTACCATCGGTATCGTCCGTGCGCTGAATCTTGTAATATATGCTGATATTAGATCCGGTAGGACGATTGACAGAAACCCAAACCTTGATTGCAGATGCTGGGTCATTTAGCTCAACCTTACGAGTGATATACTTCGATAGCGCTGCTCCGCCAAGTGGAGCGGTTTCATCTGCATAATTTACCACATAGTTTGCATCGCTGTTATTTGGCAGGAAGAATATTGGCGTACTTACTGGAATTATACCAGTTGTGGCAGAAGAAATAGTAATAGTGTTTGAGTTTACATTAGTCACTAAAACGTCGTTTGGAATATACGGGCCGCGGACCTTGTAACCAACTACGATTCCGCTAGCGCTGGCCATTACAATCGTCGTTGCTCCATTTGCTGTAGTTGTGCTAGCATTGGTATACTGTGTAATTGCAGCAGCAGGATTATTGATACGGTTATTAACAGCAACAGCAGAACTACGCTCGAGGTCGATAACTGGCGAGAGATTATTTGCTTTAGATGTCAGCAAGCCTTTTAGGAATAATGACTTTGAATTAGCCACATTCATAAATGTACGGCCTACTGATGGCAATACAACTGCAGGAGCATCTACACTGATGTTCTTGTTGATGTCAACTCGAGTATATTCAGTGTCCAACTGATTTGGTATTTCGGTTCCGCCCAATGATTGGCCTGATGTCTTCTTCATCTTCCAGACAGATGAAGTATTCGGCATGCCCATCATATCGATAGATGGACGTAAAACATCGAATGGAACGTAATCTGTAGAAACTGCAGCGTCACCGCCGCCTAAACCAGAAGCAGTTGCGAGTGTGGTTACTCTGATTGTATATGAATCCGGCTCAACATCGATTACGTTATGTGTAGCATTTAATTCGGTAATCGGAATTCCATTGATAAGAGTAGGATTACCAGTGAGTAGAGTTAATTTAACAGCAGATTTTGCTGTACTACCAACCATTGGAAAAAATCCGTGATTGATATGGTGAATTCTAACAATATTTGAATTCTTGTATGTTTCTACTGGATCAGCATCTAGGCGCTTCTGAATATTATCGTCTTCGTTTAGAATAATAGTAGCAGCATTCGCGGTATCAAATACTGCGCGATGCAAAGTAAACTTAATATCGCGCATCTGATCCGCTGTCCAGGATGAAGCATTTGTGGCACGAAACATTACTCCGCCGTATGGATTATCGATGACTTTTCTACCAGCTCCTACTGAACCAATACCAGTAATATCATATCCAAATTTTTCTGATGCCCAAACTCGATATCGATCAGAATTAGATTGTATTACAAAGCAGTATTCTGTTCCTCCAGCAAGAAATACTGGCGCTTCAAAGTTAAAGCGCGTAGGAACAGTAGCATCAGAAGAAATACCAATAAATGGGATCGTCAAATCCTGAGAAATTGCACGCAGGCTCGCAAACGAAAATGGGATTACCTTATCAGTCGGCATTCCATCTTTCACTGTGCGAAGCTCGACATTTACTGGAAACCGATAATCGACCCTTGAAAAGAAAAGGTCAAGCCCAGTAGCAAAAATGCCACTGGGACTATCGATGGTGAACGTTTGAGCGAGAGGTTGTAGTATAGCCATGTGTAAATTCTTTCAGGTTTAACTATTCATTACCGATATCTACTGCCTCATCATATTCGGCCTGGAAGTCTGTAAATTCAACCTGTGCGTCATTATCGCTGTAGATAGTTTCTCCGTCATACTCCATGAAGTAGTCGGCCTCAGGTGTTTCTGTAGTTACTTGTTCAACATCAGTTTCTTCGTAGAAAATATCTGTAGTAGTTTCATCAATAGTTGGTCCTGGCCAGCATTCGTAATTAATCTGTTCAGGATTAATCTCTGGAATTATGAATTCTTCCGGTGAAATACATCCGATGATTGGATTTTCTGCATTCGGATCAGAAATTGCATCACCGACAATTTCAATAGCGGTATCGCATTCTTCTGTGACGTCTGTTGTAGTAGTTAGATTTGGATTATCGACGTTCGTTGGAGTATTGTTCGTTGTATCGATGCCAGTAAAGAATTGATTTGGCGAAGGTGGATATCCATATACTAGACCACCAGGTGCTTGACCATAAGCTTCTGATGGATACCATCCTTGTTTTCCTGCCTCTTCGTGCAATTCTTCGACTGGGCGAGGCTGTGGAGGATAATCCCATACTAGATATGGAGATCTATTAGTATATGGAGGATATGCCTCAATTGGATACCAACCCTTCCTTGCTTCTTCTGGCGGAACACTGACTGTAACCGCTGGTGGCTGCCATGGAGCTTCTGGTGTGGATGGTGGTGTAACTGGCGGAGTAATTGTAGTTTCCGTATTGGTTTGAACTACAATATTATACTTTGATGGAGGGCAAAGTATTACTTCGTTCGCTGGCACAGTTGGCGGAGTTACTAACGTTGTCGGAATAACATCGATGATTTCCACCGGTGTTGGTGGTGGAACAATTGGTGTTACCGATTCTGCATCAGTATCCATCTCTACGAGTTTTCCTACAGGCTGTGGCGGTGCTGGAGGCGGCGCTACGATTGGCTGTTCATCCTGACGAATATCAACTGGTGGATCTTCATATGCAGGCTCAACTGGTCGAAGTGTTGGCGTGAATTGGCCGCGGGCATCATATGCAACATCGGCATAAGATGATGCTAAGCGCTTATCAGCATTTCCAATATCTACCAGAGTAAACACTCGACGACCAGCACGGAACTTCATCTGGCTGTTGTTTGGAATAACAAATGAACCAGCGATTTCTCCGTATTCATTCGAGAATAACTCAGTATATCCCATAGGGTGCTGAGTATAATTAATGTAATCCTGGAAGAATGTTGGATCGTTACGATTGATATACGATGGGTCAATCGCATCACTTGTACCAGTATATGCTAGCAAATATGCTGGAAATACGTGCTCCTGACGAACATACTTACCAACATTTGCTCCATCAAAGAATGCATAAAACTTAGTATTTGGGCGCAGGTTCGTAGCCTTGAAGTAAATCTTGCGCGAACGAATGTATGGAACAACGTTGATCTCGACTGCTCGATCCGCATTGTACGATTCGGTTGTTCCTGGAGCAAGACCCACGCTGGTACCAGAAGTCAGTTGCGCCGTTGTATTTCTGTATGTCGGATCGATTCCTCCAGGGCCGACTGGTCCGGGAGACATATTTTCAGTGTCTGTTCCGTTATTGCGATCGGTGCCGTACCAATTGGTTTCCCAATAATTCCATAGCGTGCCAGTTGCAAGTTCTGGTGTGCTGAAGAATTTAAGTGAATCATATGCGCCATTGGCAGCATCGATCTTGACATCTGGCGCGATATGGTTTTCATTCCATTCGTCTGTACCAGGATACAACTTAATTTTGCCGGTCCAAGTATTTACTGCAAATGGATTTACGTCCTGCTCGTATGAAGCAAATGGCTGAGTGATAACCGGAGCAGAATAATAGTTTAGAGTAACAAGCGGTCCTGTCTGGCGATAATTCTGCGAAAGAGCAGTATTCAGACGAAGGTTAACATTTTCTTCGTAGAATAAAGGCCGAATCAGTCCATTGACTTTATCGACAGCTACGCTATAATCTGGGTGCGCCACTGCGCCAATTCCATGCGAAGTAAAGCTATCGACGACGAATCCGTTCTTATAGCGATCTACTCCATCAGCATCCAAGATTTGCTTGCTTGCTGTTTCTTTTTCTAGTAGTGAAAGCGCAGTATAATATTCAAGCTTCTGCACACGCTTTTCAATACGACCGATGTCACGCATCGTATAGCGGCGATGATCCAGACTCTTCGCCTTTACATCTTGCGTTCCAAAAGTATAAGGCGCAATCGTCAGGATATACATCGTCAGCGCATCCTGAATATCAGGAGGAGCAACTGGATTTAGAGACGGCACGCCTTCCTTAATCTTGACGTTACCGTATTGATCGAGGCATATCTTGTCAACTCGTCCCAGATAATACTCCATGTCGGTAGTAATATTTGGACGAGGAGCAGACATTTTCGTAGATGAAAATGCCGTCACTGCAGGACGGAAGTCTAAGCAATCTCTTAATGCGACTGTGCCACGCGATGAAGTAAATGTTGGAATATCTTCATAGTTCGTATATGAAGAAACTGCAAAGTAATCGCCATCTGCGCTATGGTTATACTTGTCAAATTTGACTAGCAGTCTTCCGGTTGGAGGATTTACACCAGCCTTAAGCTGCAGCGTACTGTAATCATAGTAAGTATCGCGCTGGCCAGTATCAAGAACGTAGCGATCAGAAATATCAGGATCTGATTCTGTAGCAGCTGTGCTAAAATCGGCAGACATATGAACTGCTTTGATACGAACAACATCGACAGTATTTAAGCTGTCATATGTGCTAGCGCTAGCAACAGTATTTGGGCTTGCGATTGCCAATGTCTGTGCCTGTAAAGTCTTTGTCTTAGGCGAAAGCGAGCGTTGCGTTGATGCAATTACTGTTACAGATGTATTTGATGCAACTGTGCCAGCAGCAAAATAAAGCGTTACTTTATTATAGTTTTGTCCGCTGACGCTTTCGATATCAACAGATGATGGCGTAATAATAGTTCCATCGACTTTTGCCACAATATAGTCCGAAGCAGATTCTGAAATAAAATATTGATAATTAACCTGAGGATTTAAAACAATTGTGTCATTTGGGGTGCCATCAACAATAGTACCAGCGAATGACTGCCGAACAGTATATGTCAAATCTGCTGTTGACTTAATAACGTCATACGGCAACTTATAAAGTAGCGAAACAGATGATGCATCTTGAATTTCTGCACCAGCAACCTGCGATCCAGTTCCGTCAATAATATACGTGTCTGCGGTAAATGTTACAGTAGCACTCGTGACACTTCTTACCTGTGCCATCGAATTACCAGAATTCAGAGTAACATCAAAAAGGTATAACTTAAAATTGCTGCCAGAAATGCGTTCCATCGAACGGACACGCGCAGTGCCAATAGTAGTACCACCACCGGTGATCGCACTCTTCAGATTGACATAACTAAAATTGGTAATATCTGGAAGACCAGTTACGTTATAAACAGTTAGGTAATTACCATAACCAGCATCGATTACTGCGTTAGTAAGACTCTTAAAGTTACGTGATTTCTTTAGAATCGCATATGCGGTAGATTGCAATTCTACTCGAAATCCATTGATGTATGCGACAGAAGGTTCAAGGCCAGCAGCGAGCTTATTTGATGCATAAGTTGCTGCTTGATTAGCCGTATTAATGCCAGCAACAGCATTCTGAATTTGATTCGCAGTGTATAAACCACCATTCGTGTAGGTATTTAGGTATTCACGAATGTCAATACCAAAAGGATTTACGACATAATTGCCAGATTCCTCGTAGGTACGCTGAGCCATGGTCTTCATGATCTCAGTGTATTCCGTGCGATTCTGTTTCTTTACTTTTCCATCCTCAACTGTTAATACGAGAATGAAGTTGTCTAGAGTATCATCGTACTGAGCAGGATTCCAATTTTCCACATCCAGATTCATCAAAATCTGATAGCGGTGTGCTCCTGGGGCACCGGTATTTGGAGTTCCTAGCGCATTATCATTTAACGTAGTATCATCAACTGGAGTGACCTTTCTTTCCTCTACGCGGTATACTACTCTGCACCATGGGTTCTGGCGGTAACGAGATGCAATGATAGATGCAGCTGGAGTATGCACGAAGCATCCGTTGATATAGTAAACGCCTTCTTCAACCGAGACGCGAGTGCCAAATCCGGTAGGATTGATGTTTCCGTTTTCCAGTGGCTTTGCGCGGAATGCAACCCGTCCTGTTACCGCACCGCTATCAGAGTCATATTTTTGAAGCAAAATATATTCTTCGGCCGCAAATGCTTTTACTAATCCTGCATTCGTGGCATTTGTTCCACCAGAATTAAGATACTCGACATACAATGTCAGCGGTTCTGCACCTTCTGGTGGAACAATATCGATAATCTTAGCGTGCAAGCCATTTGTTGCGCCAAATAAAGTAGCACCAATCAAAACATAATTGCCGTTTCCATCCTTTTCAAGGTATAGGCTTTCATTTCCAGTATACGTATTACCTCCTTGAGCAGGATATGTGGTAGTTTGGGCTGAAGATTCCACCTTAACATAAGCAATCTTATTGTTAATCGTGGCCAAACCTCCCATGACCTTCGTTCCATCCTTAAAGAAGTGATTACCGAAACGCTCGATCTGAGCCTGAATCGAGGTTTGCAGCTGCGTAAGTTCACGAGCCTGGACTGAATAACCAGGACGGAAAAGAACTCTCAGATAGTTCTTATCTTTATTAAAGTCGTCCCAGTAGGGTGATTCGTTAAAATAAGTGATCGCCATGTTAGAAAGTATAAGATATCTTAGAACTCAACGATGATACGAATGTCTTCAATCTGAGATTCTGTACGTTGAATTGGGGATGTACGATTTTCAAGGAATATGATATCTCCAGAAAAGTGAACATACTCCGAAGGAGTGATCGTGTTTATTACCCCACTTGCAGATGATGTAGACGCTGCACCAGTATATGCTTCGATTGTATTGGTAGTGGCGAACGCAACGTATCCGGTTTTATCGTTTTGATGAATTCCTAGCTTCTTCACACCGCCAGATAAAGATTGCACAGAATCGATGAATGCCCTTGCCGGTGGATTTGCGCCATTCGTAATATAATCTCCAACGCTAAATGTTCCTGTGGAACCACTGTTAAGCGTTAGGTATGTTACTGCAGATAGAGTACTTGCTATAGCAGGAATTGAATTTCCACCGGAAAGTTCCTTTGGCTTTCTAATCAATCCAACCTGACGGAATTGTGTATCAACAGCAAAATCACCGGCGCCTTCTTGGCCGGTGAGTGTAGCAGCAACGCCGACATAATAGCCGCCAAGTTCAGCGGAGGGGTCAGATCCATGGCCATTCTTTGGCGAAAGAACAGCACGCGCCACGCAGCCCGCGCCGCCTCCTCCACTAAGCTCAACGAATGCAACGTTATAATTTGATCCGGGGTTAGTAATTACAAATCTTACTACCTTACCACCAGAAACAGTGGCCGTTGCTGTGGCGCCAGAACCATCTCCTAAAATAGTTACTGTCGGAGCGGAAGTGTATCCGCTACCGCCAAAGTTAAGTGTCGTGGCAGTTGGATCATCGGGATCAATCGCAATGCTGTAAATCTTACCTTTGATAGTTGAGGTCGCAGCATTTTGGAATTCTAACCGAGCAGTATCATCTGTATCAATAGTTCCAAATTCACCAACAGTTGTAGCGTTATTAAGAGTAATACTTGAGATTGTTTTGCCGCCGGCGCCAACGATTGCTTCTGCCGCGTTAAATGTGCCTCTGACGTTATAGACCACTAACGTATTCGTGTTAACAGAAAATACTTTGGCGGTTGCTCCAGATGTTGCGCCCACAATCGTATCACCTACGGATGGAACTGTACCACTGCCGGTTAAGACAATTGTGCTTCCACCGATAACTGTCTTAATAGGAATATAGTTATTCGTTAAAAACTTTGCAGCTTCTGTGGCACTGACCTTATACATGTACTTCCAGATATAACCATCTGAGTATTCAACGGGGTCTCCAGTAAGAACTCCTCCTGGTGTAGTAGGATTATGTGTTGGCTTTACGGTTGAAGGCAAAAGAGTGCCTGTAGAAGAACGAGGTGCATAGAGGCACTTATATACAGTGAACGAATCTGTTAGTACATAAAATGGTACATCGTTTCCGCGATCAAAAATGTCCGGATTATTATCATCCCATGCAGAATACGTATCTCCAGAAACCCAATTATAACGAGGGATTAGATTGATGACATCGACTCCAGTAATGCTCTTAAGAGCAATCATATTGCGATCAGCATCCTGAGTAGTAAGAAGTGAGTCGACTGGATTACCACTATTTGGTGCAACATCTGTTGTGCCCGTAAGCGACGTTGACCACTTATCAGACTTTCCGATGAAAAGATATACGTTCTCGGAGTCGGACGTGATGTTATTCTTGAAGTTCTTCGCGTTTAAATTGCGAAAGTCTGATGTGATAATGGCTGACATAGTGACTTAGAAATTACGTTGTAGAATTACCGCTCCGGTATTGTAGTAAGGAATGACGTTATTTATAGAGTCCTGGATAGTGTATTGAATGAAACGATCTATCGGATTTTCATTGATAAACTTTGTGGATTCTAGTGTTCTATGGGTAGCAAATTGCAGTCCAGGATTCTGGCCCTCGAACTGAAGTATGAGTTTGATGGCGTAATCTGCCAATGCCCTCATATTCTGATAGTTTAGAACAGGATCTCCGTCAGGATTGATAGTGATATAATCGGCATAAGCAAGTTCGATCAGATTGACAAGATCGGCAGCAGAAATCAATCCAGGCTGATTAAGTGGCATTCTACTGTTTAGCTTTTCGGATAGCTGCTGAATTGCCTCAAGTACCAGGAAGATCTGCCCAAAGAATATAAATCCTGCAGGATGAACTAGACGGTTAAATGGATCTTTCCATGCATCGACGTTCAAGCCAGTCTTAACTACATAAGAATATCTTTGATAATAATACGAATCGTGCAGCTTCTTAATGTTTGATGTAAACCCGTTTGAATCAGAATATTGAGAAGCAACCAAGGAAACTCCGCTGATTGATGTAGAAGCTACGGTTTGATCCACGCCCACTACATAAGTGCCTACTCCCCCAGTCGTGGATGGTCCAAATTGCTTGATCGTTGTTCCTGGTAAAACTCTACCACCGTAAATTTTAGATCCAATAGTGATTGCGCCAGATTTTATACCACTGACAGTTAATGTTGCTCCAGATATACTACCAGTAAATTCAGCCCCGGCCGCAGAGAAAGTTGTTCCAGATTTAACAATTTGCGTGAGAGTAGTTGAACTTACAGTTTGGCTGAAGTTGACAACATATGTTCCAGTTCCGCCAGACCCAGTTATAGTTTTGGTTATTGATGCGCTACCTAAATCCGATGTATAAGTTGCTGAAGCAATTGAATTAAAAACTACGAACGTAAAGGTAGTACTATTTGGAATAGATGCGATGGTCCAAGATCCGTTTAATTTCAACTGTTCTGTGCCAACAGCTCCAGAAATTTCAATAATATCTCCGGCAGTATATCCACTTGTCGAAGCAACTGTTGCAGTTACAGTAGTTGTTCCATTTGCAATATAATTAGTAACACTTGTAACAACTGCAGGGGGTGTTATGATAGTAGTGCCGGAAGTAACGCCGGTACCAATGATCTGAGTGCCTATTTCAATTTCAGAAGAACCAACGCCCATTGAAGTAACTGTTAGCGTTGTTCCAGAAATTGACCCAGTAAAAGTACTAGGTGTCCACAGTAAGGTATATGTTCCTGTACCACCTGATCCTGTTCCTAATCCAGAAATTTTTACAGTTGATGTGATTCCTGGACCGGATAAAACCATTCCTACTGCTATTGTACCAGATTCTACTGCAGTAACAGTTAAAGTATCTCCAGAAATAGATCCTGTAAAATATGCTCCAGAACTATTCATCGGTGTTTTACCAATGTTCTGACTTACACCAACAGAATACGTTCCGGTGTATCCTATGCCAGTTCCTAAACCATTGATGATTGTTCCAGGAGCAATTCCGGCTCCAGTAAGTAATACATCTTCGTCCAATGATCCAGATTCGACAGATGATACTGTAAGTGTGGTGCCAGAAATAGATCCAGTAAATTTGCTATTAACAGAGGTCCAATTACCAGATGATGGCTTAAAAGTATCGGTAAATGGATAATATACTTCAGCGCTTTGTTGGAATATGATTCTGAAGAAAAGCTCGATTGAGTTTTCCGAGCCTCTTAGAGAGTAATACTTTAGTAGATTTTTATACAGATTAACTGTATCTGTAGTAAATTTACCCGGAACGTTAATAGCTGTTTCACGTTGTAGTACCTCGAGATATCTGTTTGTGGCTCTATCAATATCTCGTTCTTCCATAATGCGATTAATCTCAAAGCTTGGATTATCGTAAATGTTCTGAACAGTAGAAATATTTCTGGTGCAATTTGATTCTGTACCAACTAAAGCTTCTCCACGAACAAATTCACCATCGGCATTGTGTACTAATAGAATATTATTGTCAAACTTAGCAACAGTTGCAGTAATGATACCTCCTGCGGAAGTACTCATTTCTACTTCTTCGCCAATTTTATATTGGCCAGCACCCGCCTGAACAGTAATAAAAAACGAAGTTTTACCATCTCGATTTACGAGGTCATAGTAATCTTTCAGAAATTCTACTAGCACTGCTGATTTTTCGCGCAGCGCATCAGGTATAAGAGACTCAACTCTTACTGCTTCTTTTGTTTTTTTCTTGACGCTGACTGTCGACTCAACGTAGGACATAATTAGCGATGTCGAGGTGTCGTGGTATATGAACTTGTTCCTGCTGCGCCTGAAACAGCAATTGCATCAATTTCGGCTTTTACAGTAACATATGTCTGATCTATTTCGAGCAACTGATTTCTTTTTGGAGCAATGTCAAACGAGTTTGGTAAAGCAATAATGCGAATGTCTGGTGGATTTACGTTTACTGTTGTGTAATCTACTGTAAAACGATTTAGCACTACTCTTCCAGCGCTAGAATATATTCTACCAGCATTTGCAATCTTCTTTCGATTACCTTCTACTACTCTATAAATGTAAACATTTCTATCAGTTGTACCAGCAATTGGTTCGTCGCCAAAAAAGTGTTCTAAACCTCCCATCATAAACCCGGATGAAGAAAGAACAGCTGTTGTCGATTGTGTGGTATATGTCGGTACTGGAAAATCGAGTGTAAATGAATTCGTCAAACCATTTGGTTTTGGTGTAATCCACTTGAACATATACGGACGAGCAACCGAATTAAGAATCGATGGCTCAGAGTTATCGATTGATCCTAGGAACTGAGAGAAACGAAATACGCCGTCAAATTTTTGTAAGTTCTGGTCATTGTACTTACGAATGATGTCACGGACATATGATTCAAGTGCAGGTGTAGTCTTGTCAGTTAAATTAGAATTGTATTTGATAAAGGCTTCGACCTCCAAATAAGTAAATTCTGGATCAATTATGACCGGCTCAATTGATACGACGTTTTTACCTTTTAAAATGCTATCGGTGATCTGAAGTTTTTCGGCTTCATTTAAGAAATCTTTACCAGAAGGCTTAATTGCGATGTAGACTTTACCATAATTTGGCTCAGGATCTGTTTCGCCGCCCCAAACAGAAATAGCATCGATTCCTCCAAACTCGCGGAGAATGATCGCGCGGTAATCTTCGGAAGTTACTGCACGATTTTGTGTGATAAATGCCAGCGGAGAATTGTAACGAATCGATTCGGTGCTTTCCTTTTCTGCACCGCCGTACGAATTTGTTATCGTAGTTATTACCGCACTATTTACTGGAATAGTTGCTGTCGCGCCTGTTGTTGATCCTGGTATTATGTATGTAAATGCTTGTGCGGATTGAAAATTGGCAGCGCCATTTGCAATTCTGCCATTTGTATAAACATACTCGATCTCGACAATATTATTTGATCCAGGCTTGATGCCTAGATTATTGTCGCCAAAATAAACCTCGTATTTGCCATCAGCATTTTCCTGCAAGAAATAAACCTTTGATGAATTATTTAAGCCGATCAGAGTACTGAACTGAGTATAGATGGAAAATTCCTCGCCATCGTTGACACGAACTCTCATTGTAGTAGAATCTACAGTAGTATCAGGAATTTCATATTTCTGATTCTCGATCAATTCATCCACACGATAAATCATTTTCTTTAACGTGCCCTGTTTAAGAACTACGCTAGTAAATGTGTAAGTATTCGTTGCTATGTTTAGCGGAACAGCTGGTTTTGGTTCTAGTACTACAAATGTATACTTCGAAGAGTCAACTGTAGTACTAAATTTATGTCCTCTATCCAAAGACAAGAATGGTGGTGGATTCGATGTTGGCGCCGTTACTACCACATCCACTACTGCAGTAGATGCAATTGTTGAACGCGGAACATATCCTAGAAGCTTAGCGTGAGAAACAACGTTGCCGCGCAATTGTGCAGAATCCAAGAATGCTTCGTTTAGCGCTAGGTGTGCTGTGACGGCATTGTAGTGCGTATTGTACGCTAAAACGTCAAGTAAAATTGACAGGCCAGATCCGTCGAAGTCCCAGTCATTGTACTTGCTTTGATTCTTGAAGTGTGACTTGATCGACTCTTTAAGTGTCGCGAAGTCTAGTTCTGAAACATTGATCTGTGCCATAGGTAGAAAGTATTAGCGGATTCTCTTAAGGTAAAGAGTTATGTCCACTCTTTGATCGATTGCGATGACGCGAAAGCCGATATTGATATTGTATGCATTTCTATCAGAATTATCAATGATCTCTACAACTACACTATCGGCGCGCGGTTCAAACTTTTTGATTACACGCTTGATCTCTTCGCGCATTGCTGACATAGTAAAGTTATCAGCCGGCTCGAATAACAATGCTGACACATTTGACCCCAGCGCAGGCTGAAAGGGTCTATCATAGAAATTGCTTAAAATAAGATTCTTAATTGAGTTCTTAACGGCGTCAATATCAACAAGCGGAACAATATCTCGAAAAGTAGGATTAAGAGCAAGCGAAAGGTCCAGATCAGAATACAACCGTTTCTTCGATACAATCGATGATCGACGGCTGACGTAAAGCTCGTTTACGTTGTAGTCTGAGAGTGCAGAACTCATGGGTTTGTCTATTTATCAGGAATTCCTAGGCTTAATCCTGACTCTCGTTTTGCACATATCGGGCGTATGGAGCAACTACAGTTTCTTCTTCTTTCAGTATAGCATCGATTTGGTCCAATTTACCTTCAAGGCTGGCATCCTCCGGATGCTCGGAGTCCGATACAATATTGTCTCTGTATGCCTCGACGTTTTCTTCAGGTAATACTCCACCAATTGCTGCCGTTTTTCTATCCGCATAAGTAAGCAATTTGTTTCTCGCGCGCGGATCGGTGATTGTTTTAGCAACCGCATTAATCTTTGCCGACACGCTGGTCGTGTATTTTCTGATATCAGAAAAGGTAGCACCGGACGCACCAGATGTTACTTTCTTTGTATTGTCGATCACACTATTAACCAGTGATTCTGCTGCAGCTGGATTCGTATTCGGTATGACCGCCGCTAATGATCCCAGTTTTATTTTGCCTGTTAGCGGATTCAAATTAAAGTTAGGAGCATCGGTGCAGTAATCAAATATAGCCCGCGGATCTCTTGCAATTGACTGCGCTTGTGCAACCAGTGAAGTAAGCCCCTTTACAGATCCAGACCACTTTTCAATAAACTGCGCAATTTGTACCGGATCTTTAGATGTCGATATTGCTTTTAATTCCGACTGAAACGATACTACGGTTTCTTGAATAGCCTTAACATCGTTCATTGCGCTGTTCACTTCTGGTATTAAACTCAGCAATGTGGCAGCAGCAGCTTTTTTATTCTTAAGTAGTTCTTTGATCTGTTTCTTTGCCTGAGTAACTTGTGTAAGCGCAGCATTGGCATCGCACAGAAGCTTAGGTGGAGCAGGAATCTGCGGAACCTGAATCGGAGTCGACGGTATATCTGGAATTTTGATTGGCATATTATTGCGGCAGGCCAGTTAATGCTAATCCGCTTGCAACACCAGAGTGCTTGTGAGTTGTCAGTGAAATTGATGTTGCGCCTGCGGTAACGTTTGATGTTGCAGCAAGTACGCCGGTGACATTGACGTTATTACCAATATTCGTGACAGAAGCAGTAATACTTTGCGTACCGCTAATCGACATAGTTTGAGTACCGCTGACACTCGTGGATTGATTACCACCGATTGTTTCAGATACCGCACCAGTGACGTTTACTGTCTGCGCAGCGCCAAATATCTGCGTGACATTTCCAGTAATATCCATTTCCAGCGTTGATGCTGAGCTTAACGACATAAACTCATTTGATACTACAATCAAATGACCAGTTGTAGTGCATTCGAAGTGTGACCCAGTATATTCCTGCCGTTCGCCAATTACGATATGACCGTCATTTCCGTTAACAAGAACATCTGAGTTTCCCGCAATCGTTTCGTCTTTATTTCCGTCTCGAATGATTGTTGTATTTCCACCGATGCGCGAGATTCTGTCATTGATGACGTTTGATGCATAATCCTGACCAATCTCGATATGCTCAGATTGACCAATCTTTGATTGGCGCGTTCCTTTAATATATTCTGTCTTGTTACCTTCTACCTCGATGTGGTAATTGCCCTTGATTAGTTGTCTTAGGTCACCATCGATTGTGATATTTGCTGAGCCTTTGATATAGATGTTATCGTTGCCTAGCACGACTACATAATTGTCTCCCACAATAGTTGTAGTCTTATCGCCCGCATTATTGATTTCAGTATATGTACCTGAGCGATGCATTTCCATTAATCGACCGTAGTACGGAGTATCGTCGATTTCCTTGACGTGTCCAGACTCCGAATGATAAGAATGATTCATTGGGTAAACTGGATTTACCACATCATCTACATCCCAAACACTCCACGTCTTTCTTTCGTAATAGCTGTCTGAATCTGCAGGAACAACTGATTCAACCTTTGGCGGAATTGCTGTTTCAATGCTTTCCTGCCGAAGATCTTTTCTACGAGAATATGCGGGAGCATCTTTATATCTGTCACTTGACTCTCGAGGCATATCCGGTTGATCGACTAATCCGGGAAGCGGATAAGCTTCATCCGGATCACAAAATCCTTTTGTGCGATCAACCTCGGTAGAAATAGCAGGAATAGTTCCTAGCACGATTGGATCCTGAGCAGATGGGCCGTCGCGGAAAAATCCAACGACCCATGATCCCTGCAGCACACCAGTTGCAGAATAACCAATTCCTGACATCGATGCAGAATGAATTGGCGTCATCACGGAAGCCCATGGAAGATCTTCCGTAGCAATTTCTGTTTTGTTCGCAGTATGATAACCGAAGCACCTTACTCTTACTCGCCCCATTTGCAAAGGATCAAGTATGTCTTCAACAACACCAGTAAACCAACTAAAATGGCCGCCTACGAAATGGTCAATCGTATTCATCGTATTCTTCAAAAATATAAGAGAAGGAATCCTTCTTTATTCTAATCTGCATGAAATACTCGTTTCCAAATGAATGCTTTACTCCAGTAACAATATAGCGGCCAGATAAAAATTCATCTTTTGATTGTCCGCCCTTGGCTTTGTCTTCTCTTATTTCAACATCGGGATCTTGAGGCTTTACGAGCTGTATATTGACACATTTGCCAGAACGCATGAGTGCGTCTCCGTAAAGCTGTAGTTCATGCACAATCGAATCTAAATTTTCAATATAAGAAATAGCTTTGTTCAGTGTATTTCCTGTGGTCGACTGATGATAATTTACTTCACCAGAAGTAGCGTCATAAGATAATGTATTGAGCGAAATGTTATTAACATGAGACTCATCATATTCATTTAATGATCGCTCATTTGGCATAACTTTAAACATTGATGAGATTGATTTACCTTTATCAATCCATACCATCGAATCAAATTCGCTGATATAATCAAAAGCATCTTCGTAAAAGTATTTCTTTGCTATATCTACATATTTTGTGCTACTTGAATACGCGCCTTGTGATCCCGGCACAAATTTAGATAAGTGGATATCAGAAGATATTCCAAGAATTCTCGAGGACATTTGCAGATATGCCTGCGTATGGTCATCGAATAACTCATTTGTAAAAAACTTACCTTCTCTATATTCCCGATGAGGATAGTTATTTGAGGATACAAAATCAGAGTATGACTGAATCATCAGTTTATCTGATAGTGTTTCGTAGCAAAATATAGGTGCAGAATTTTCATCAAAGCTGCGGCGCAATATCCATGCGATCGCACTCAGTGGATCAAGATAAGGAATAATTACTCGCATCTGAGGCGAGGAAAGGTTTGATACAATAATCTTATTCTCTTCGTATCCTAGATCATTAACTAAAATGTTTTTAATAATATTAACTGCGTTATCGTTATATGCTCGAGATATCTTTTTAAATTTAGCAAGATATGCATGAGGAGAAATTGCGCGAATTACAAATGCTTGCGAGCGGTTATTTGATGCTTTAGCAAATACCGGATATTCAGTTGCAATAAATGTATGTTCGATAGTTACCTCATCAAGATAACCTTCTTCTGGAAAAATGTCTTCTTGATATTCGTTTTTTGAGAATGACACGAGAATCTTTTCTTGACCAGATATCTGGTATTCCTCGATGAAGTTAACATCATCCCTGACATTCATTTCAAGCGCCAGAAATGGAGAATAAATGCTTTCGGTAATAAAGAAATCAGTGACTAAACCAGCAATGTCTACTTCTCTTCCACCGTGGTTAGTCAGTATAATCTTGTTGATCCGATACGCAGACGGATTAACACCGGAAGAACCTCCGGGAGAAAGATTGACATTAGTTAGCATTGATCAGAGTGCGATACTGGTGCGCAAACTGATTGATGAGCGATGGCTTGATGATTCGAATGTCAGCGCGCTCGTCATTCAGTTTGCTTTCATATTCATAATTCTTAACAGGAGTCAAATTAAGATTTTCTAAATTTCCTTCTACTTCTACGGAGTCAAAATAATATGGATCATAAGATATATTGCCTTCCGCATCTTCGTAGTGATGAACTGCATTTCTAAATTCTGTCCACTCCTCAATTCGTAATTCATGCGTATCACTTATAATTCTACCAGTTTCAACAAATGGAGGATTAGTTAACTCAACGACATCTTTGATTATGAGCTGAGCCAATTGAGTATTTCTGGCGTATACTATTCCCGTTGCGGTAGTGATTCCTTCATGAGTGGCAGATACAGGAGTGCCTATAGGAAATTCATTTGCAAGCGTGTTCGTTGCTAATTTTTCACCATCTAAATTTACAACGACATCGACCTTAGAACTAATAGCATATCCACCGTACTCTTCCTTCATGTAATCCTCAAACACCTCTGGGGACATTGGCCAATTTGCCAACCCAGATTTAAGATGGTCATTAATAATAAAGAATGTCCAATAGTACTCTGGTGTTCCATATAGTTTCATCGATACTACATCCGGTCGCTCGCCATTTTGAACTTTATAGTATGAGTATACGGAAACATCATCAAGCAGTGCAAGGTCTGCATTAACATACCTAAAGAAATCTACAATTTCATAATTGACTCCTCGATTAAAGAAATCGTAATTAGTTTTTGGAAACTGACGAAAGAATGGCATATGCTTTAAGATGAATAATCAGCAAGTCTGTATAGATCGTCGCGCGTCAGAGCCTTGGCCTCTTCAAACCTTAACGAAATGTCTACTTCAACGGGTGATCCGTCAGGATGAAATAGATTTGAGCCAGCATTATAAGTTGAATTTACTGCAGTCAAAAAGCACTCATCATAAATTCTAGGAATGTGTGTGTTTTCTAAACCGTTTATATTGTAAAACTTAATTGACCAAGTAGGCGGAAAATTGAGAATTGCGCCGCCCAATTCTGTACTTGGATAAATGTTCAGACGAAAAATAGTATTGATATCACGAATCATCTTGGCATCTGATTCATTTTTGGCCATCATCTTAAATGCAAACTCAAATGTACGAATTGACATTCCCTGAAACGAAGTTCTTTTATTTGGCGACATCAGTCTCCCAGTGCCTAGCGTAAGTGCATCTGAAGTCTTTTGATATCCTTTTGCTTTAGCAAGAATTGAAGCGCCAATACCAGCAGTAACGCCAACCGCTTTGCCTGCTCCTTGTCCTGCAGTAGGCCCCATACCTTTGTCAATTTCTATACCAAGCAAACCTAGGTCAACCGACGAATATTCAGCCTGATCTGAAAATGTTAGGCCGGCTGGAATTGGAAAGTAAATATAACTTGATCCAGTGCGGAATGCCATATGAGGATAACCTGCAGAGCTATTACGCATATTAGAAGGAAAAACGAATATACCCGAACTTCCAGCTGTGGTGTATCTTTCGATGTTTCTAACAGCACGCGCCTCGGCAGTTACTCGAGCACCGGAGTTCTCTAGTATATTCGTGGCTGCAGCCGCAATATTCTGCAAACTAGATTCTGAATTAGAGGGCATAAATAGTTAGAAGACTCGAGGAATCAAACTATTTATATGTCTTACAAGGGTAAATTCTCACCGCAGAATCCATCAAAGTATCGAGGCGATATTACCAATATTGTGTATCGATCTCTGTGGGAGCGACAACTGTTTCGTTGGCTAGATTGTGCAGACTTTGTAAAGACATGGTCATCAGAAGAAGTAATTGTGCCATACCGCTGCAAAACAGATGGCCGGATTCACCGTTACTTTGTCGATGCAAAGATCGAGTTTACTGATGGTCGCATACTGCTTGTCGAAATCAAGCCTAAGAAAGAATCGCAGCCACCTAAGAACCCAGGTAAGAAAACGCGCAAGTATATTACTGAGGTAATGACATACGCTAAAAACATCAGTAAGTGGGAGGCTGCAAATGCTTATGCACTTGACAGAGGATGGAAGTTTGAGGTATGGACTGAGGAAACGCTGAAAGGACTGGGGATTAAAATACTTTGAAGATGGGCTATAAATAGATGCCACGATGCCATCACTATTCTCATCGCTTCGCCAGGAGCTTCAGGGCACTGGTTATGCTGCTCGCTCGAAAGAGGCGAGAGACTGGTTCGTAGAAAGAGTCAAAGAACTCAACGGTCGCATCAATCGCAATAAGTTACTCAGAGACACAGAGGTCAAACAACAGAATCTTCCAAAATGGGGATTCATGTATATGTTCCTTTATGATGCAAAGTACAAAGAAACGCTGCCATACTTTGATAGGTTTCCGCTTGTCATTATGCTTGCGCCAGCACCGGGCGGATTTCTGGGGATGAATCTGCATTACTTACACCCGCGCATTCGTGCAATATTTCTAGATCGTCTGCTTGAAACAATTTCTGATGATGTTTTGACAGAACGAACTCGGTTAAGAGTTCGATATGAATTGCTGAACAGAGCAAGAAAGATGCGTTACTTTGCTCCGTGTTTAAAGCATTATTTGTTTGAGCAGATGAAGTCGCGCCCAGCGCAGATCATGGCTCCAGACTGGGAAACAGCAATCTTTCTGCCCACAGAACATTTCAAGGGTGCTCAAAAGGCTGCTGTCTGGCGAGACTCTAAGTCAATTTACCAAAAGGCATAATTATGGCGCTGAATTCTATTAACGATCTAAAGGCAGCTATCTCGCGAGGCAACGGTCTTGCTGCTACAAATCGGTTCAACGTCATTATGACTCCTCCTCGAGGCATTGCATCGATTCCACAAGAATTTACTATCCTCTGCGAAAATGCAAGCTTTCCAGGAAAGCAAATATTGACTGCCGATTACGGCTTGTTGCGCCAGACAGAAAAAATGCCAACTGGTTATATGAACGAGGAAGTGGTATTTACGTTCTTGCTGACAAATCAATATTCGATGAAGAGAATATTTGAATCATGGCTTGACACAGTATTAAACGTCAATCGATATAGAGCAGCATACAAGAACGATTATTCGGCCGATGTTGTTATTCAGCAACTTGACAAAGAGAATACTGTTGTCTACGAAGTAAAGCTAAAAGAAGCATTTCCAATTACTGTAAGCGCAATTGGCTTCGATAATGCTGCAGAGAATTCAGTGCAGAAGATGACAGTTACTATGGCATTTACTGACTATGAAGTGAATTGAATTTAACCCGTAATTATTATGGCACTACCTAAAATCGATATACCAAAATATGAAGTGAAGATTCCATCGACTGGAAAGACTGTCATGTACCGTCCTTACCTAGTCAAGGAAGAAAAGATACTGATGATCGCACTCGAGTCAAAGAGCAACTCGCAGATCATGACAGCAATGAAGGACATTGTTTCTTCTTGTACTTTTAATAAGATTGATCCTGACAAGTTGTGTACGTTCGACCTCGAATACTTGTTCCTCAAGCTGCGTTCTAAATCTGTTGGTGAAGTTTCTCGTGTGGGCATCAAGTGCAAACACTGTGAGGCCGTCAATAAGATTGAGATCAATCTCGATGAGGTACAAGTACAGTTTCCTGAAAAGGTCGAAAAGAAGATTCAGCTAAATGACGAAGTCGGTATCACGCTGAACTATCCAAAGGCTGACTTTCTTTCTGACCAGGATACTAAGCTTACGCCAGAAGCTATCACCAACGTCATCATCGCCTGCATCGATACGATCTACGATAAGGACGGAGTATATCACGCGGCAGAGCATAAGCGTGAAGAACTTGCCGAATTCGTAGATTCGCTGAATCAGGCACAATTTCTGAAGATTCAGGAATTCATTTCCAGCATGCCTAAGCTACAAATGGACATCAAGTTCAAGTGCGAAAAGTGCAAGAAGGAAAACGAATTTGAGATCTCAGGTTTGCAGAATTTTTTCAACTAGCCCTCTCTCACGACAATCTTCTGAACTATTATCAGACTAATTTTGCAATGATGCAGCATCACCACTACAGTTTAACAGAGCTTGAGGACATGCTGCCATGGGAGAGGGAAATCTACGTTCACCTGCTATCGGAACACGTTAAGCAGGAAAACGAAAGAATTCAAAAGCTCAATTCTAAAAAGTAAACTACGATGGACGAGACAAAAAAGACAACAGATCCGATAGTATCATCGCCCGATGTTACGGCCTCGTCCATCACGCCCACCGCTGCACCTGTAGTAGAAACAAGAGCGGCAGCATCAAAGAAAGCACCTGCCGCAAAGAAACGCGGATCAACGACATCAAGCAAGGCAGCTAAGTCATCGAGTGATGGGTTGAAGAAGTTAACAGAAAAGATGGAAAAGCTCCGTATTGAGATGAATGATGTCTCAACATGGACTGAAATGATAGCGACAGACATTTCTGATTTCTTGGCAAAGGCGGCCCCGACATCTATTCCTATCGCGGCGGCTGTAGCTGCAGCGCCAGCAGCCGAAGAAAAAGAAGAATCTAAACTTGATGTCGCAATATTTGATAAGATACTAAGCTCCTTGGTGGATATCAAGGGGACATCATTTGCCACATCTTCAATTGTAATTGACTTATACCGTCCAATCGTAGCAATTGCTAATGATATTGGTTTTATTGCTAATATGATGGTGCAGGATTCGGAACTTGCAAACGCTCGTCGTCAGCAAGAAGAAGAAAATCGGCGAGAATTCATGGCGCTGCTTGAAAAATTAACAAAGCGGCCACCAGAAGAAAAGAAAGATAAGGACAAAGACGAAGATGGTAAATTAGGACTGATGGGTTGGGTTGCTGGATTGCTGGGTGCAGCAAGTGGTTTCATCATTGGACTTGCAAAGGAACTGGGCTCTATCTTTAAAAACATTATCAAGATGGTGAAGGAGTCAAAGCTCGGTAAAGCAATTGGCAAATTCATAGATGATCTCGGCAAATCATTCGAGCGCGCATGGAGCAGAATTAAGGCGCTCCCTAGACTGATTGCATCTAAACTACCTGAGATGTTTTCGCGTTTAGGGCAGAATATAGCTACTGCATTTGATAACTTCATGAAGACTGGTGAAAGAATGATCTCTAGATTTAGAGCATACATTCGCCTGATATCTGACAACCCTGTCTTTAAAGCTATCGAAAAGACAGTTGCTAAAGTTGGAACACTGTTAAGCGCCGCGGGAAATAAGATTACTGCAGCGGTGACAGGTGTTAAGAATTTCTTTACGTTTGTGGCAGATGCATTTAAGCCAGTTAAGGAAGCATTCACAAATGTTGTATCGAAGTTTGATGCTGTCAAGAATCTAGTAAAAGGCGCTGATACTGCTGGCGAT